TCAACGCGGATGAATCTGCCCGGGCATCCAGCCCTCGGCGCGCAGCAGCCCGGCCGCGCCCTGCCAGAACAGCCGGGTGGCCTCGGCGAAGGCGCGCTCGGCGGGGCCGCGCGGGTCGATCTCGCGGATGCGCAGCCCGGCGGGGATGCCATGCGCCTCGGCCAGCCAGGCGCGCGCCTCGCGCTCGCCGCCGATCGCGTCCAGCAGTCCGAGGGCGAGGGCCTGGCGGCCGGACATCACGCGCCCGTCGGCCAGTTCGCGCACCCGCGCCTCGGGCAGGGCGCGGCCGGCGGCCACGCGCGCGACGAACTGCGCCTGCATGTCCTCGATCACGGCGGAGAGGGCGGCGCGGCCCTCCTCGGTCAGCGGGCGGAAGGGGCTGGGCTGGTCCTTGAGCGGGCCGGAGGCCAGGGTCTCGGCGCGCAGGCCGAGGCGCGCCATCAGCTCCGACACCTCGAAGGAGTGCAGGATCACGCCGATGGAGCCGGTCAGCGTCGCCTCGCGCGCGAAGATGCGCTGCGCCGGCAGGGCCACCATGTAGCCGGCCGAGGCGGCGGCGCCGCCCATCACCGCGACCACGGGCTTGCCGGCCTCGCGCACGCGCTGGATCGCGGCATGGAAGGCCTCGCCCCCGGCCACGCTGCCGCCCGGGCTGTCGATGGAGACGAGCAGGGCGCGCAGCTCGGGGTCGCGCGCCGCGCGGTCGAGCTCGCGCAGCAGGCGGCGGTCCTCGCCGATCGTGCCCGAGAGGGTGAGGCGGCCCACATGCGCCCCGCCCAGCCACTCGCCCGCCGCCTCGGGCCGGCCGGCGAGCAGGGCGAGCAGCGCCACCACGCCCAGCACGAAGGCCCCGCGCCAGAGGGCGAGGCGGCGCTTGAGGCGGCGGCGTTCCAGCAGGAGATCGGCTTCGAGGGACATGGGATACGCCCCTCACATAGTCGGCCCCGCGCGGGCTGCGAACCCCGCCGCGCCGGTCGCGCCCCGGTTGCGCGCGCGGCGGCGGGGCGCTAAGAGCCGCCGCGTCTGGCGCCGACGTAGCACAGCGGTAGTGCAACCGATTCGTAATCGGTTGCTGTGGTTGAGCGGGGTCGAAAAAGGCTAGGTTTTCTGCGGGTTTCCGGGCGGTTCGTCCGGCGTTTGGAATCCGACTCCGGGGCCATTTGGAATCCGGGGCTGCGGGACTGGTGAAGTTGAGGCGGCTGGGGTATCTCCCCGGTCGTCCTGGGCCGGGTTAGCACAGCGGTAGTGCAATCGATTCGTAATCGATAGGTCGCGAGTTCGATTCTCGCACCCGGCACCATCCCCCTCTCTTCGTCCTGATTGGCTAGGGGTCCCGGGGCTCCGGCGCCGGAAGCGCCTTCGGCGGCGGCGGGAGTGCCTTGGCGGCCCGGCGCCCGCGGAGGTCTTCGCGCTTGCGGACGGCGGCCTCGGCGGCGGCGGAAGTGTTCCGGACGTAGCGATGGACGATCTGGACCGTCGTGTGGCCGGAGATCGACTGGATCTCCTTCAGGTCTGCCCCGGCCTCTCCCATCTCGGTTAGGCCAGTGTGCCGAAGGTCCTTGAAGCGGACCTCCGCCGGGAGGCCAGCGTGCGCCCGGATGTCGGCGACCAGGTGGGCCAGGCGGAACTCCGAAATGGCGACGCCCCGCCTGTCGGACGTGATGATGAGGGCGTCCGGGGCCCCTGGCGTCATCTTCGCCATCTCCGCGGCCAGCGCCACCGAAGCGGGTGCCTTGATCTCCTGGCCGGTCTTCGACTGCCGGAAGACGAAGCGCTGGCCCTCGGCGTCCCAGGCGCTCCAGGTCATCTTCAAGACGTCCCCCGGGCGCTGGCAGAGATCGCGAGTCATGAGCGCGGCGAGCGCGATCGAGTGATGGCCCAGCGCCCGCGCCGCTGCGACGAAGCGCCGGAATTCCTCCGGGCTCCAGACCCGGCCGCCGTAGGGCGTCGCCTTGAGCCCGGGCCGCGACCAGGGGTTTTCGTGGGGCGCGAGGCCCATTTTGCGCCCCCACTCGAACAGGCGCCGGCCCAGCGTGATCGCGGCGGAGGCGCGGCGCTCCCCCGTGCCCTTGGTGGCCTGCCGCGCCAGGATGTCCCGGAGGGCGAGGACGTGCTTGGGCCGGAGGTCTCGGACGAGCACCTGGCCAAGCGTGCGGTTGCCCTCCAGGGTCGTCTTCTCCAGCACGCCCAGGGCCCAGTCGTAATGGCTCCGCGTCTTCGCGCGCGAAGGGTAGTCCCGGCTCTTCTGGAAGGCGGCGATGAGGTGGGCGATGGAGCCCGGGACGACGGCCGCCGCTTGCTCCTCGCCCCGGCGCCAGGCGTCGAGCGCCCGGTTGTAGCCCTCGGCCTTGGCGACGGCCTCCGCCAGATCCCCGCCTAGAGGCGCGCGCGCGACGACGCGCGCCGCGACCGCCGCGGCGGGCGGGCAGTAGTAGTAGCGGGTCCCGGCCTTGGTCTTCCGGGCCTCCAGGTAGCGGACGACGGCCTTCATGTCGCCCATAGTCACGCCGCCAATCCAAAGAGGGAGTCAACGGCGGCGGCCTGGGCGTCGGCGGACCGGCCCATCTGGGCGTCGGCCCAGGCGTCGAGGGCGGCCCGATCCCACCGGCGGACGACGGGATGGGGCCGCGGGAAGCCTGCGGCCTCCAGGGCGGGGCGGCGCGCGCGGAAAGAGCGGACGGACAGGCCGAGCCAGGCCGCGACCTCGGGAGCGCCGAGGAAGCGGGGGGTGGGGGGAGCGGCGGACGGGGCCTGCGCGACCGGGGCGGTCATGTGCTGCCCTCAGTCTCTGGGTCCGGGGTCTGGGCCGGAGAAGCGCCGATCGGAAGAATCCGGACGAGGACGTCGGTCCCGTCCGACGCCGCCCACGCCTTGCGCGCGGAGACGGCGACGACCGCGGCGTCGTCGATGATCGGCCCGCCGTTGAGCCCGTCCAGGACCGTCTTCGCGAGGTTGTCGACGTCGGCGCCTGAGGTCATCGCCAGGCCGCCCGCGAGCGCCTGCAGGCGCCGATGCTTGGGCCAGGACGATGGGACGGCGTAGCGGAAGACGGCCTCGACCTCGACGGGCCGCGCCGAGAAGGCCGCTTCCCTGGGCCAGGCCGCCCAGGCCGCGCTCGAGACGGCGCGCTCCGCGGCGATCGTGGAGGCCGGGGTGAAGACGCGCCCCCCGGCGCCGAATCGAGGGCGCGCCTTGGGGACCGGGCGGCCGGGGACGGTGAAGCGGACCTCTACCGGGCCCGACGTCTCGGGGCCCAGCGCCGCGTCGAGAAGGGGCGGGCGGGTCTTGCGCGGCATGCGGGCCGGAGATGGGGCCCAGAAAGCAAGGGGGCCCCGAAGGGCCCCCGGAACGCCGCGGATTGCCTTGGGCTTAGCCCAGGAGGGACGGCTGGCGGTCGTCCCCGGCGTCGTCCCCGGCCTCGAGGATGACGCGGGCGACGCGCGGCGTGCGGTTGCCGAGCGCGGCGAGGGAGACACCGCGGAGCATGAGCACCCCGGCGTCGGGCAGGACGATGGCGACGTCGGCGAAGGCGCGCTGGACCCGGCGGCCCGTCGCCTCCTCGACGACCTCCCGCGTCTGCAGGTTGGCGACGGCGGGCTGGGCGGTGATCTCGATCATCATCGGGTCTCCGGGGCGAAGGGGATGTCGTCGTCGAGCGGGGCGCGCGGGGCCCCGCCACCGGTGGCGCGCCGCGCCCCCGGGAAAGGGGTCACGCTGCCCGCGGCGCCCGCCTGGGCCCCCGGGGCCCCGGAGGCGCCCTGGGCGCCGTCCTGGCGGGGTTCGGCGAGCAGCAGGCGGACCTGCCCCTCGGCGTCGGGGAGCGGGAGCGCGTCGAGCGTGAGGGAGTAGCCCCCGGCATCGCGCGGGAAGGCCGCGCCGATCTTGAGCCAGTAGGTCTTGTCTCCCTTGCCCTTGCGCGGGGAGAGGACGTCGAGGCGGGACATGGCGATGGTCTCCGGTTAGCGGTTGGTGCTGACGAGGGCGGCCAGGCGGCGGGACTGGCCGCGCTGCGGGGCGGGGGCGGGCTGCGGAAGGGCGCGCGGCGTCTCGCCGAGGACCTCGCCCGTGTCGGGGTCGTGCGCGATCGCCGTCGGCGTCGGGGCCAGGCCGACGACCCGGACCTCCCCGGTCTCCTCGCCGTCGCCCAGGCCGTCGGCGGAAATGGCGACAGGCCAGGTCTTCCGGGCGCGGCTGACGACCGTCTTGGCGGCCATCTGGTCGAAGTGCTGGCCCCAGACCGACTTCGCCCCGCGCCGCTGCCACTCCTCCGAGAACGTGTCCCGGATGTGCAGGATCTCCTCCAGCCGCATGACCTCCACGGTCGAGGCGCCCCCCTGCCACTGGGCGGCGCAGTAGTAAGCCACGGGCTGGCCGCGGGGCTTGGTGATCGGGGGGCGGACTTCGAGCCGGGGGGAGGTCCCGCGGACGTAGTCGACGCCGTCGTGCTCGTGGATCGCGCCGACGTCGATGGCCAGCAGCTTGCCGGTCCGGTGCGCCAGATCGATCCAGCCGCGGGCGCCGATCTGCAGGGTGGCCTGGTCCTTCCTCGGGACGATGTATGCCTGCCCCAGGGCCGGGTCGAGCTCGAGGCGGAGGGTGGCGGCCCGGAGGATCGCGGCGACGATGGACCCCGCCGAGCAGCGCTCGACGACATACGGGGACGAGGCCAAGGCGGCCAGGGCGGTCCGGGTGAATCGCTCCGGGCTGACGCCGAGGCCGTCGAGGGCCTGGGCGAGCTTCGCCCGCGCCTCGGGCGTGTCGAGTAGGGCGGCGACGCGCTGGAGCGGCGTCTGCGCGCGCGGCGCCGGCGCGGCGTCGGCGGGCGCGGTGGTGGTCTGATCGGACATCGGGATGGTCCCTCCTTGGTTGTCGAGGCCGGCCCCCGCCGGCGAAGAGGAGATGGGGCCCGCCGCGGCGGGCCCCGGTGGCGGCGGCGTTAGGGCGTGGCGCTGGGCTTGGCCGTCTTGGTCCGGACGTCGAGGCGCCGGACGGTCGACGCCTCGACGGCGTAGGCCTTGCGGTGGGAGGTCTTGGCGGTGATCGTCTGGTCCCCGACGAGGACGCGCTCGACCGGCCCGAGCGCGTGAAGGAGGCGGTGCTTGAGTTCGTCTTCCTCTTCCTTGGCGGCCTTCGCGGCCGCGCGGGCGGCGAGGAAGCGGGGGAGCAGGCGCTCGACCTCCTCCCGCGCCTCGGGCGCCAGGACGGCGGCGGGATCGGAGACGGCGTAGAGGTCCCGGATGCTGTCGGCGTCCCGGCGGAAGTCGGGTGATGGCGGGTCGTTGGCCTCGACGCTGGCCCAGAACCGGGCGACGGCATCCTCGATCGCTGCGATTGCCGTTTCGTCCCGGCGACGGACGAAGAGGTGGGCGGTGTTCCCGCCCGCCAGAACCCCGATGCAGGCCCAGGGGCGACCGGAGACGGCCAGCTGGTGCTGGACTTGAATCTCGATGTGCAGCGGCGCCTCTTCCTCGCCCTCGGACGAGATCCACTCCCGGCGGAAGACCAGGCTGTCGACGTTCTTGATCTCCAGCAGTCCCCATCCGTCTTCCGGGCGGGCGCGGCTGGCCGCCTCGAAATCGAAGCTGGCGCCCATCCGGGCGACGCGCGGGTGGCGCATATAGACGCCGCCCAGGCTGCGGACCTCGAGGCCGTGATCCTCCGCGAGGCCTTGCGCGATCACTGGCTCCAGGCGGCTTCCCCAGCGCATGCGGTCGGTCTCTTCGAGAGCGTCGGAGAGGTGGCCGGCCTTGCGCTGCCAGACCTCCCACGCCGTGGCGTAGGGGCTGACGCCGAGAATAGCCGCGGCTTCGGTGCTGGTGATGTCCTGGCGCCGCTCCGCGAGCCAGGCCTCCCTCGAGAGGCCGGACAGGACGATGGGCGTGTGCGTGAGCGCGTTCATGGTGGATGGTCCCTCCTTGTGGGTCGAGGCGCCGCCCCCGCGGCGCCCGGCGGAGATGGGGCCCGGCTATGCGGGCGCGGGGCAGAGGAGGCGGTCCTGGCGGACCACGATCGCCTTCTTTCTCCAGACGTATGCGGTCATCCACGGCGAAGACGGCCGTAGCCCGCGCGGCGCCAGGGACGCCGCGGCCGCGGCGTCCGCGAGGCGCTGCACGGCGGCGGGGTCGTTCCAGGTCTCCGGGGCCTGTTCGATCGCCCCGACGGCGGCCCAGAGGGCCCTCTCCTCGGCGGGAGAGGAGCCCTCCAGCGGATGGGTCATGACGATCATTCCGCGGCCTCCGGGACGGAAGGCGCGGCCGCGCCGGCGGCGTCGAGGAGGAAGTCGGCGGCCTTCTGAGCGGCGCTGGCGATGTTCATGATCGCCCGCGGTTGCTCCCGGAGGACTTGGAGCCACGAGGCGACGTATTGCGCGTGGTCCTGGCGCTCTTCGACGCGATAGCCCCACGTCCCGAGCAGCATGGCCGCGCCCAACTCGGCGACGATCTCCTCCACCGCATAGGCGCGGTCCCCGAACCTGCGGCCGAACTCCCGCGCCAGGCGGGGCTGGGCGCCCGTGGCGTGGACGGCTTCGTGGGCGAGAACGGACGTGATGGCCCGCTGCGAGGCGAAGGCGGCCCGGTCCGGCATGTGGATGGCGTCCGTCGAAGGCCGGTAGAAGGCACGGGACCCGCCCCAGTGCAGGGCGACACCCATCCCGCGGATGGCGTCGAGCACGCGGACGTCGGGCGCCAGGAGGTCCGTGATCGGCCGGGGCCCGGGGGCGTAGGCGTCGGGGTCCACGCCCTCGACCTGCCCGAGGTTGAAGACCGTGAACGCCCTCGCATAGAGGCGCGCCCGCGGCGGCTTGCGCCCGTCGCCGGCGTCGCCCTCCTGGTCCTCCCAGGGCGGCGTCGCGTGGGTGGCCTTCCAGAGGACGACCCTGGTTCCGCGCTCCCCCTGGCGGACCTTCCCGCCCGCGGCGCTCCACGCTCGAACGGTCCCCCAGACCGGCGCCCCGAAGCCGCGGACGGACTGGGCGATCCCGAGCAGCAGGACGTTGAGCCCGCGGTAGGCGCGGCCCTCGACGCTGCGGTGGGTGAGCGCGGCCTGGTTCCAGGGCATCTCATACCGCCCGCCGATCGCGCCCCTCTCGATGGCGTCGGCGATCGTGCTGGCGATGTCCCGATACAGGGCTTCCCGATCGGGCTTCCCGGCGGGGGCGGTGGCGTCTTCCGTCTTCTGCATGCTGGCCTCCTGGGCTGGTCGTCCAGCGCCAGCCCAGGGGCCTGTCCTCGCCCCATCTCCGGCCCGTCCCCACCCCAGAGGCCGCTGTGTTCCACGCCCCCAAGAAGACGACCGACGAGGACTAATGCGCGACCGGTCCGCTCTCCCGCGCGGGGGGACGACCGGCTGCAGATGCGCCGTGCACTGCGAGCGCAACGGGCGCGCTGGAGGCGAGACTCTGCCCGTGGAGGCGCCGACCTTCGCCGTGGTGGTCGAGGGGCCGATGGAGCGCCAGGCCGACGTCCTGCGGGCGCTGCGGAAGGTGCTCTCTCCGGAGGTGCGGGTCCGGTCCGGGACGACGCGCTGATGCCTGCGCTGTCGTTCGGGGACTCTATCCGCGCCCGCCGGGTCCTGGGGAAGCGGGACAACCACGACCGCTGGGCGGACGAGAAGATCCGCCTACGGCTGGCGGCGCTCCAGGCAGTCCCGTCGGCGCAGGTGCTCGACCTCTACGCCGGCGGCGGGGAGATGTGGCGCCGGGCCTGGCGGCGCGCAGACGACTATCTCGGTGTCGAGATGTCTCTGAGGAAGGTCATGCAGCACCCCGCGGGGCGGGTCCTGCACTGGGAGGCCGAGCGCGCTCTGGCGACGCTGGACCTGGCACCGTGGACCGTCTTTGACCTGGACCCCTACGGGTCTCCCTGGCCCGCGGCCCGGGTCCTGGCGCGGCGGCGCCTGGCGCCTGGCGAGCGGATCGCCATCGTCCTGACTGATGGTTCTGTCCGCCGGGCGATGATCGGCAAGGTCGAGCAGAGGCTGGCCGATCTGGCGGATGAGCCGACCTGGCAGACGGGCGCGCACTGGCGCTGGGGCGCTATCTGCCGAGCGGCGCTGGAGCGTCTGGCCGAGCGGATGGGCGGGCGGGTGGCGGAGATGGACGAGAGCCGGATCCATCACCAGCGCTGGGGCATCTGGCACGGGATGGCCGTGATCGAGGGACTACCGTCGGCGGCGCGGCAGTGCGGACAGACGATCAATTAGACCGCCTAGATCGCCGGCCCGCACCTGGCACTCCCAGACCACCTCGACGTGCCAGCCGGCCTCCCGGAGGGCGGCCTGGGCTGCGGCGTCGCGCTCCCGATTCCGGCGCAGTTTCGGCCCCCAGTATTCGAGCCGCGACCTTGGGACGTGCCCGAGGGTGCAGCCGTGCTGATGCCAGTAGCAGCCATGCACGAAAACCGCGGCCCGGCGCCCGCCGAGCACGATGTCGGGCTTGCCCGGTAGGTCCTTGCGGTTGAGCCGGAAGCGGAGGCCGGCCGCGTGCAGGGCGCGGCGGACCTCAATTTCCGGGGTCGTGTCGCGCGAGCGGATGCGCGCCATCAAGGCGCCCCGCTCCTCGGGGGTCATGGCGTCCGCGCGTAGGGCGGGTTCGCCGCGACGAAGAAGACGTCGCCGTAGCCAAGGTCCTTTGCCAGGCGCGCTTCCTCGGCGGACCTGACGCGATGCGAGACGAACTCGTCCGGGGTGCAGGGTGGCAGGCCAAGACGCCGGATGAGATCGGCGTCGTATTTTCCCGAGAGGAGCAAGATACCCTCCGCGGCCAGCGGGTCCCGGGCGCCGCCGTTGAACCGGATCCGCTTCATGTAGTCCAGCTGCGCCGCGACTGCCTGCACCACGTCCCGGTGGACCTTCTTGCCCTGGACGTGCCGGAACAAGCGGGCGAGGCGGTCCGTGCCGCCGCTTCCAGCAAAAATGTCCGCGACTACGGCGTCTGGCAGAGATGCCCAGAACGGAAGCGGGTAAGACACACCTTCCAAGAGCCACCGGATTGAGGCGAATCCAGCCGAGTTCAGGCTTTGCTTGCCGTCGCGGTTCTTCCCGGGATTGAGGTGATGCGGATGGGCGACCACGATCCCGACATAGCAACGCCCGGCTTCCTCGTCTGCGGCGGTCAGAATGCAGGGGTGGCCGTGCGCCTCGGGCGGGATCATCCAGTTCTCGCCCATCGTGTGCTTGATGTCCGTCTCGATGCCCCCGAGAAGCAGGTCCAGGACCTTGCCCTTAGGCGCCTGCAGGTAGGCCCGGAGAAGGATCTCGATGCGGGTACCGATGTAGGTCTTCTCGACCTTTTCGAGGTCCGCGTAGGCCCGGCGCCGCGTGTTGGGCGTGTCGATCACGCCGTCGATGGCGTCCCGGAACATCTGCGGGATGTCCCGCAGGATGTCCTGGATCGGACGAGCGGCCAGGATGGCCCGCTCGACCGTGGAGATCGTCTTGAAGTCGGGATGGGCCGGGCCGTAGCTGGTGGGGGGAAGCGAGCGCATCCCCCCAAGGCTACGGCATAGGCCGCGCCGAGGTGAAGCGTCCCCGCGGAGCTAGGCGACAATCCGGACCGTCGAGCGGGCCGCGGCCTCCATGGCCTTCCGGATCTCGCCAGCGACCGCGCGGGCGACCGGCGGCGGGAAGGCGTTGCCGACCTGGCGGTAGGCGTGCGTCTTCTTCCCGACGAAGCGCCAGTCGTCCGGGAAGCCCTGGATCTTGGCGACCATTTGCACCGTGAGCCTCGGCATACCGACGAAGTCGGGGCCCGGCGCCTCCTCGGCGATGCTCTTGCCGTTGACCCCGAGCTCTGCCCAGGCGCGCCGCGCCCGCGTCGGGCCCAGGTCCGGGCCACCGTGCTTCTTCGAGCCGCCCACGATGGTTGGGGCGATGTCGTTGGCCCGGCGCTTCCAGGCCTCGAGGCCGCGCCAGCCGTTGGCGCCCATCATCTCGCCCAGGACCTCGCCGACCGTCGGCGGGTTGAAGGGGTTAGGCGTGGGCCAGCGGAAATGGCTGGCGACGGTGCTCTTGAGCGCGACGAAGATCACCCGCGGCCGCAACTGGGAGACGCCGTAGTCGGAGGCGTTGAGGAGGCGCCAGTCGACGACGTAGCCCATGCCGTTGAGGCGGCGGCGGATCCTGGTCCGGTAGTCCTCGAACTTCGGATCGAGGATGCCTTTCACATTCTCAAGCATCACCGCCGGCGGCCGGACTGTGCCGATGAACTCCATTCCGACGCCGAAGAGGTCCCGCTCGTCTGCCTCGCCGAGTTGCTGCCCGGCGATGGAGAAGGGAGGGCACGGCAAGCCGCCCGAGACCATGTCGACGCCTTTCCACGGGGCCGCCGGGAACTCGCGGAGATCGGCCTCGTAGACGTTCCATGTTGGACGGTTGAGCTGAAGCGTCTGCACTGCGTATGGATCGTTGTCCATGAGTGCAACGTGCTCGATGCCGGCCTGTTCGAGGCCAATGGCCTCGCCGCCGCCGCCCGCGCACAACTCGACCGTCTGGATACCCATGCTCCCCTCCATCGTCGCCGGTTCCGCCGGCGTGCCGGCGACGATTCGGCCTCCCGCTCGTGGTGGAGAGGACTCCGCGAAGGCCAGGCCGGTCAAGGCCTGGCAGAGGGATGCGCCCGACGAAGTTGGGGAAAACTTAATGACCGGTCGGCAATCCTGGCGGCATTCCAGCCCAAGGAGGCACGATGGCGAACACGAAGACGATGAAGGCCGGCGCGCCGAACAGGCGCGGCGATGAGTGGTATACCCCGCCCTGGTTGATCCGTGAGCTGGGAGGCAAGTTCGGCACGGACCCGTGCTGCCCGCGGAAGGACCACTGGACAGCGGAGACGTGCTGGACGCTCGAGGACAACGGCCTGAAGCAGGATTGGCACGGCCTGGTCTTCTGCAACCCGCCCTATAGCAACCCCCTGCCCTGGGTCGAGAAGCTGCGCGAGCACCCTGACGGCGGGATCATGTTCGTCCCGGTCCGGCAGTCCTGGTGGTTCCAGCAGGCCGCCCTCGGATCCTGCAGCGCGTGGGCGCTTCTCGAGACGAGGATCGCGTTCTGCGGTTTGGACGGCAAGCCCGTGGGGAAGGGCTACTCGGCCGACGTCTTCGCCCTGATCTGTTGGCAGGAAGAGGCGGTCGACCGCGTCCGGCGGGCGTTCTTGCGGACCATCGACATGCTGCCCGGCGAGAAGCCAGCGCCAAAGAAGGAGCAGCTCTGGGGGCGGCTTTACTTCGAGGAGACGCCCGACGTCATGCGTCAGGCGCTCTTGATGCCGATGCGGAGCCATCCCTGGCCGGAGCTGACGCCCGAGCAGAAGGACGCCGAGGTCGAGGAAGGCCGGGTGATCCACGCGGCCCACGCCGCCAAGGTCGAGGCGAAAAGCAAGCGCGCGAACCACGCGATCTACGACACCGAAGAGGCGAAGGCCGCCGCCGCTAAAGCGCGGGCCGGAGGCGACCAGCAGCAGAGGAGCACCCTATGAGCAGCACCAATTTTTTGCCCGACGGCCTGCTCTTCTGGCCCGACTACCAGCGTCGGCCGAAGGGAGCCCCGATTCCCCAGGAGGGCGGCGGGAGCTTCACCTACCGCAACCAGGGGCTGCCGGTCCGAATCAAGGTCGTCAATCAAGGGCCGAAGAAGGGGGGCGAGCGTCCTTGGGACGTCTATCTCGTGTCGGGATACGAGAAGAAGGAGCGGTGCATCGCGCGCCTTGGCGCGGTCTATGCTGCCGGTCATCTTCAGGCGGCCAAGGCCTACTGGAGCAGCGTCCAGGCATCGCATCACGCCGCGCTGCCGCTGGCGGCGGCCATGGCTAGGCATATGGGCGAAGGCTGGGCGGCGGTCCTGGACGCGGACAAGCACCGGGAGCACATTTTTAAAAGGGCCTTGGACGTGCTTGAGGGGACGCCAGGATTGGCCGAGGAGCTAGCGTCGAGATGGACGCCCGAGCACCAGCGGCGGGCCCTGGATTCATACGGCCCGACCTGATCTGAGAGGGGGCTGGACGCCCCGCGCGCGGGAACTAGGTCGACCTCCGGCGGCCCCCACCAGGTCGCCGGAACCCGACCCAGGAGCCCGACATGCCCACCCCATCCACGCCAGATCTGCCTCTCGACGTTGCCCTCCTGCGCCTGGCCGCCGCTCTGCGGGCGGGCGACCTGGGCCGCGCCCGGGACGCCCAGGCCGAGCTCCGGCGCGTCTCCCTCGCCGGCCTCGACGCCGAGGCCCAGGCGACGCTCTACACCTGGCGCTGCCGCCCGCTGCCGGGCGGCCCGCTGCGCGGGCTGCAGGCGCGCGTCGCGGACGAGGCCGAGGCCGAGGCGTGGCCCCGGCTGACGGGCCACCAGCGCGTGCTCCTCGCCGCTGAGCGCGCGGCGGCTGGTCTTGATCCCGAGCCGCGGGGGCTGGCCGCCGAAAGGCTCGAGAACTAGATCGACCAGAGTGCCGGGCCATCAGGTCCGGCTCCACCGACGCGATCCCCGGGACGCGTCGGTCCATCCGTCCGGTCTGCGGGGGTCTTCCAAGGAGAAGCCCCAGATGGCCCGGACCCGCACGATTACCCCCGACGAGATGGCCTCTCTGACCGCCGACGTCCGCGCCGGCGGGAGGCGGAAGGAGAAGGCGCTGGCGCGTCTCCTGGAGGCGCATGAGCCGATCATCCGCGTCGCCGGCTTGAAGATCGCCAAGGCCGGCGTCGAAACGGACGACGCGATGCAGACCGCGCGCCTCATGGCCTGGCGCGCGCTCCTGCGATGGGATCCCGATGCCGGGGCGTCCCCCGGGACTTGGATCGCTCACGCCCTGCGCCCAGGGAACGCGCACGAGCTGGTGCTAACGATGCGCCCGGCGCCGGTTCGTCCGCCGATGACCTCCGCCTGGAAGCAGACGGCTCGGCGCTGGAACGACATCCTCTCGGCTTTCCGTGCCGCCCGGGGCCGGGACCCCGAGCCCGCCGAGGTGGAGGTGCTCTGCCGCCGCGCCGGGCTGGATCCGGCGGTCGTCGAATCGATCGCCCGTCTGGCGGCCCCCGCCGTGCCTCTGGACGCCCCGCTCCGCGGGCGCGAGGGGGACGAGGGCGGGGCGACCATCGCCGACACCCTGGCCGCGGAAGGCGGCGAGGAGGACGAGATCATCGGGCGGCTGGATGACGCGACCCGCCGGGCGCGCCTGGTCGAGGCGCTGGAGCGGCTGCCGGCGCGGGATGCCGACGTCCTGCGGGCCCGCTTTGGCGTCGGCGGCGTCGGCGAGGCCCAGCAGCTCGACGCCATTGCGGCCCGGCTGGGCGTCTCGAAGGAGCGGGTCCGCCAGATCGTGGACCGGGCGATGGTCCGCCTGCGCGCGGAGATGACCGGCCAGGCCAAGGCCGAGGCGGCGGCGTCCATCGCGACCTGGGCGCCCGCCATCGACCCCATCGACCTCGCCAAGGCGATCCAGGCCGGGCTCCCCGGGATCGGGGAAGACGCCCCCCTTCTGCGGCCCGCCGCGGCCCGCGCCCGGCCCGCCGGGCCCCCCGCGCCCCGGCGTCGCCGCGCCCGCCCCCAGGACCCTCGCCAGGCGTGTCTCCTGGCGTGGGTGGTGGCGGGGGCCGTGGGCTCCATCTCCCTGGCGGCATAGGAGGCCGAGGATGCCGAACCTGACCCGACACCAGCGGCTGAACCTGGCCCGAGCGCTCGAGAACGACCGGCTAAAGTCGCCCGTTGCGCTTGAGGTCCTCGATCTGATCGCGGGTGCGCCTTGGTATCTCTACCGGTGGCCGATCTACATCGCTGAAGATCGAGCGGAGGTCATCGAAACCGCCCGGCAAAAGGGCGTCTCTAGGCCTGGGGTCGTTCCCTTTCTGCTGAAGCGCCTTGGGATCGCCGAATACGTCGAGATGGTCGAGGAGCACGACGAGGAGGGCGATTCCTGGCCCGTTCTGGCCCTTTCCGAAAAGGCGCTGGCGATTGCCGCGGGAGAGGTTGAGGTGCCCAAGCGCAAGAAGGCGATCCTCTCTCGACAAGTCGAACGCGAGCAGATCGCCGAAGTTGAGGCCCGCGTGGAGAGGCTTTGGCGCGCTTGGTGCGCTGTCCCCGGGGCCGAGCCCACCACGCCCGCCCCCCCACAGCCACCCCCTGCTCCGAAGGCGCCCAGGCCGCCCGAGGATTTCTCCGGTCTGCCCGACTACTAGCGCCCCATCTCGGGGTGGACTGGATGCCGCCGGATCCCGCCCTAGGTCACCAGTCGAGAAGAACAAAAAGGGAACTCCAGCGCGGGAACGCTGGCGGGCCCGAGGAAGGTCAAGATGCAGATTTCCGCCGCGATTCCGGCGCCCGCGCGCGTGTCCTTGCCCCTGGGGATGGCCGACTGGCCGAGCGACCCGACCGAGGCCATGCTCCTGTCGTCCGCCCTCTTTGACCCCGCCTGGGAGGCTTCCGAGGCCGCGCTGGTGGCGCTGGTGGCCGAGGAGATGCCCGCGGCTCTGGCCCGGGTCCGGGCCCGGGCCGCGGCCTGGTGGAAGGACCGCCCGGCGCCCCGGGTCTTGCGCCTGCCGAACGGCGAGCGCCGCCAGACCTACCTGGCGCCCTTCCACCCGGCTCCAGAGGGCGACATCTCCATCGTCGGCGCCCGCCAGGCGGCGGCCATCCGCGCCTGGTTCAAGCGGGCCGCGGCCGAGGGGCGCCACCTCCGAGACACCGAGGGCGACGCCGACGTCGGCTTGAAGGCCCTCTTGCCCTCCCAGGTTTCCCGGGAGGCAATGATGGGCGGCCAGGGGACGGGCAAGACGACCCGGGCGCTCGAGGAGTTGGCGACCCAGGGCGAGGGCCTCATCTGGTGGCTGGCCGTCCCGACCCACCGCCTCGCCGGCGAGGCGCGCGACCGCTACGAGATGATCGCTCGTCCGACCTCGCCCCGTGCCATGGTCATTCGCGGCCGCGGCGCCGAGTCCCCGACCGAGAAGGGCGCCACGATGTGCCGGCGCAATGAGGTCGTCCAGAAGGCCCTCGACGAGGGGGTCGACGTGGAGAAGGCCATCTGCGCCGTCTGCCCGCTCCGCGACGCCTGCGAATACCTGTCGCAGATGGGCCAGGCGAAGGCCGCGGCGGCGGACCCTCACGGGGTCCTCTACATCGTCCCCCACGAGTATCTCTATCTCAACTCCTCGGTCCCCAAGCCCCACGCGCTGGTCATTGACGAGGCGATCGGCAATCCCTTCACGCTGTCCCTCTTGGCGCGGAAGGACATCTCCGACGTCCCGGCGTCGATCCGGAAGGGGAAGAGGGACCTCATCCTGGGCGACGCCGCGGGCGCCCGGCTCGAGATGACGCTGGGGGCCATCCATGCGGCCTTGGGCGAGGGGAACCGGGCCCTCCGGGCCCGGATGAAGCGGGGCCTGTCCCTGGAGGCCCTGCAGGATGCCGCCCGGACCCTGGGGCGCCTGGCCGAGCCGCCCACTGTGGCGCCGACAGAGGCCGCGGATGACGAAGCGCTGAAGAAGGCCCTGGGACGGGGCGCCACGGGGCGCGAGTGGGCTAAGAAGGTCCGCCCCCTGGTCCGGGCCATCCTCACGGAGTGGGAGATCCCCGGCGACCGAGACACCTTCCGCGGGCTCTGGATTGACCGGGACGACCGGGTGCATATCTGCCGCCTCCGGGAGGACAAGCTGCCCGAGGGGCGCCCGCTCTTGTGGCTCGACGGGACCGGGGCCCCGGAGATCTTCCAGCGGGTCATGCCCGGGGTCCGGTGCCACGTCTTCGCAGTCGACCGGAAGGGGACGGTGGTCCAGACGACTGGCAGAACCTGGAGCCGGACAAGCCTGACGGCGCGCGGCCTTGGAGATCCCCAGGCTAAGCCCCTATCGAACAAGGCAGAAGCTGACGCGCGCCGCGCCCGCGAAGCCGTCCGGGCCTGGATCGATGACAAGCCCGGGACCTTCGTCGCCGCCTCCCAGCTGGTCCTGAAGATGATGCGGGATGAGGGGCTGAAGTCCGAAGGCGGCCACTTCGGGGCGCTTCGCGGCCTGAACGCTTGGGAGGAACTCGAGCGGGCGGTTGTCGTCGGCTATGACCAGCCGCCGGTCGACACCATCGAGGACATGGCGCGCGCACTGTCTGCCCGCGACCCGGCGCCTTTCCCGACCCTGGGGACGGAGGACAAGGACCCGCACATGGCCTGGGTCGAAGGCTACAGGGCTGGGCTCTATCGCCAGACGCGCCTGCGGCGGATGAGGGATGGGACGGTCCGGGCCGTGGCCGTGGCCTGTCATCCCGACCCGCTGGTCGACGCCGTTTGGTGCCAGAAGCGGGACGGCGAGGTGATGCAAGCCGCCGATCGGGTGCGCGGCGCCTACAACGAGCGGACCTTGATCTTCTTGTCGGAGGTGGCTCTGCCCATTGCCATCGACCAGGAGATCGACTCCCGCGACCTGATCGCCCTGGGCCTCCGGGCAGCCGGGAAGACGGCGGTGATGGAGGGGGTGAGCCGTCTCCAGGACATCCTGCCCCGGCATGAGGCCCTGCCCCTGGTGCCCGAGGTGATGGCCAGTCTCGAGCCCTCTGTGTGGTCTAGTGCCCTGGCGGCGAAGCTTTTTCTCCACCGCCTGGGGGGAGCGGAGGCGGCTGCCAGGAGGGCGTCCGAAAAAGGTTACGGTCCCCATATAGATTCTTACTATATGAGCACCGTAACCTTTTTTCGGGCCGCCGGGGCCCGGGGCCGGGCGTCGGTGGCGCTGGTGCGCGTCGGGGTGGATGCCCAGGCCGCCGTGGCGGCGGCGATGGGCCGCCCAGTCGAGATCTTGGGCGCCGCCGCGGCGGCCGGACCTACGCGGGCGGCTGGATAGCCCTATATCCCCTCCACGCGTGGGGATGTGCTCCGGGCTCGCCTTCCGCCCGTTTAGCTGCCCTCCGCCAGCCTTCCCGGGCGCAGCTCTACCCCCGGCCCCCCAAGGGCCGGGGGTTTCTGCGTCTGGGCCCCGACCCCATCTCCTCGGCGTCGGGGTGGTGCCCGACCCCCAGCGTGGGGTGCTCCTTGAGTGTCGGTGGCCCCCGGGCGCTTGCGCCCGGGGGTCTTTTTTGGGGCGCGCGGGGCCGCCCCGCGCCGGCCCCCATCTCCGCGGCATGCAGACCCCGGCCCTGTTCCTGGCCTTGACGCTGATCCCGGCCCCCGCGCCGGGAGCGACGCCGGGCGCGCCGGTGCCCCCTCCCCGGATCGTGGCCGGGTTCGTCGGAAGCGCCGCCGCCCAGGCCTGCCAGGCCGCCGCTGCCGACCTCGAGGCTCAAGCGCGCGCCGCCGGGATGCCGCTGCGCGCCCGGTGTCTCTGGACCGTCTCGACCTGACACCGCCGACCAGGAGCCAGCCCATGACCTCCCCGACCTCCGAGACGCCCCAGGCCTCGCCGAACCTCTCCGCCGTTCTCGAGGCCCAGTCCCGCCTGGACGGCCTACTCCTCGAGTGCCTGGCTCTGCAGGCGCCGCGCCCGAGCCCTGAACTGGACGCGATGGTGGCCGAGCGCCTGGCCGTCCCGGCGGGCCTGCCCGCCGATCGCCCGTATGCCTCCGACGAGGCGGCCGCCCGCTCCCTTCTGCGGCCCCACGAGGACGTCCTGGTCGTGCCCGACGCCGGGCGATTCTGGGCCCTTGTGAGCGTCCCCCGCTTGGGCCGCCGGGATGGCGCGCCGCGGGATGTCTGGCGCCTTATTGACGGCCGTCCGGCGCGCGCCTGGGGGGATACCCCCGCGACGGCCATCTGCGGCGCGATCCTGGTGGCGCGAGTCGTCGAGGCCGCGGGGCTCTGCGCCTTCGCCGGGGCGTCCCCGGCCCTGGCCCGGGCCCTGGATTATGCGGGCGCTTGTCTGCGCTTTGGCGAGGGCTGACCGATGACGACGCCGCCCCGGCCCCAGGGGGCCGGCTCCACCGGGATCGTAGGCCTGAACTTCCTCGCCCAGGTCGAGGCCGCGCTTGAGCGCCTGGGTGGCGCCCGGAGGCTGGTTCGGGAGGCGGCGTCCCGAGCGCTCGACGACATGGTGCAGGCGGGCCGGGACCACGGGCGGAGGATGGCCCGCCAGCGCTTGGACCAGCCGGTGCCCTACACCCTCCAGGGCATGCGTTACTGGCGCTCGACCCGCGAGAACCTGACGGCCTGGCTTTTCTTTGCGGACGCCCAAGCGGAGTATCTGAAGTGGCAGGAGCGGGGCGGCGTCCGCCGCCCGCGCAAGAAGAAGATCGCTCTGCCCGTGACTGAGGTCCGGACGCCGGAGGGGAACATGCCGCCGAATCTTCTGCGGTCTGTCGTCGCTCGGGTGCGAGAGGAGAGGAAGCGGTCGGCGCTACGCAAGGGAGCGCCCAAGCGCCGCGAGCAGTTCGCTGCGCGTGCCGCAATCGTCCGGCGAGAGATGGACCGCCGGAACCGCGTCCTGGCGATGGCTGCGGCCCAGAAGATCCGCGGACCCAACGGGCGCCTTCGGACCGATCCCGCGGTGCGGGCGGCCCAGGTCCAGCTGCGGCGCCGATCTGCCCGTCTCGAGCGACTCCTGGCGAAGCAGCAGCGGATGCTGACCCGACGCCTGGATCGGGCGGCCAAGGCCGAGACGAAGGCCCGGGCATCTGGCGTCTTCGGACCGAACGACGGCATCTTCCTCGGAGCGCCCAACGGCAAGCCGCTGGGGTACTACGAGCGCCTCGGCGGCTCCCAGGACAAAGGCCGCAAGGTCCGCCCCGTCTTCCTCCTGATCGATCGGGCCCGGTACCGGCCGCGGCTGAACTTCGGCCCGGATACCGAGGCGTTCATGCGGGCCCGCCTGCCTGGCGCCATTCAGCGCGGCGTTCAGGCGGCAATGCTGCGGGACCTGGCGAAGCGGACGGGCTTGTCTGAGCGTCGGGTCCAGCGCCTCCGGGCTCAGGGGCGCTTGTGAGCCGCGGGACTTTGGCTGGGCTTAAGCTATGCCCCGGGAATGCCCTTTTCTGCCCCGGGGCGGGCTTGTCCGCTACCTGGATACCCGGATGCGCCGTGGCGTGCCGCGGCGGGGCGAAAAAGGGGGCAAAACCGGCCGATTCGGGCAAGCCTCGCGCCTGGCGCGGGGGTCTGGGGCGGGATGTATGCACCTGGCGCGCGTCTATGGGGATGGTATGCGTCTGGTGCATACCCCCAGGGTCGGGGCCCCTCCCGGCCGGGGGGAATCGCGGGGGTTTCGCGAGTTTGCCTTTTTCGGACATTCAATCTTTTCAACGACTTAACGGACTCGACCCCCGCGAGAAAGGGATCAGAGGTTCGACCGGCGGCCTCTGCCGACCAAGCAAAATCAAGGGCTTAGCGCCGGCCCGGACTCGCCCCATGTCCCTCTCTGGATCGCCCGAATCCGGAAGATCAGCATTGTGAATGTCGTCCCGCCTCCCTCCGACGCCCCCGGCGGCCCGCCCGGCGGCGGTTCCGTCCGGCTGCTGCCGGTCACCGCCCCCGACTTGATGGCTTGGCTGGGCCTCGAGGCGTCCGACCCGTCGCGGATCCGCCAGCTGGCGGGCCAGGGGGTCGTCGTCCGGAGGTCCCACGGCAAGTATGACCTCTTCGAGTCGGTCCGGGGCTACTGCAACTGGTTGCGACGAGAGGCCAAGGCCCTCCGCGCCGGGCCTGGCATGCACGAGGAAGAGCCCGGCGCCGGACTGTCGGGCCGCGCCCGCCGCGAAGAGATCGAAGCGGAGATCGCCGCGCTCAAGCTTGCCGCAATGCGCCGTGACCGCCTGCCCGCGGCCGAGGTCCAAGTCGCTTGGGCGTCCATCGTCGGGGCCGTACGCGCCCGTCTCCTGTCCCTCCACGCCGGCCTGGCCGGGGAGGTCGTCCGGGCGAAGGACCAGGCCGAGGCCGCGGCGCTGATCCGCCGCGCCATAGAAGGCGCGCTGGAAGAGCTGTCCCGGACGATGCCATACGACGCCGCCGCTGCGGGCGCGCCCGCGGCCCCGGGCCCCGGAGGCGGTAATGCCGAAGATCCGGAGGGCTGAAGTCGCCGCGGCGGCGAGCCAGGCCGACGACCGCCAAGCCGTTCGGGAGATGGTGGGCCAGACGATGGCCCTGTTCCGCCCACCGCCGCCGATGACGGTCTCGGAGTGGGCGGACGCTTATCGCTACTTGAGCGCCAAGACCTCGAACCGTCCCGGCAAGTGGCGCACGGATGTCGTCCCATACCTCCGCGAGATCATGGACGCCTTCACCGCGCCTGACTGCGACGAGATTGTCGTCATGGCGGCGGCGCGCGCCGGAAAGACCTCCTCGGCGGAGAACGCGATCGGCTACTTCATCGCGCACGACCCCTGCCTTCTCTTCTTCGTTGCTCCGACCGAGGACGACGGCGACCGCTTCGCGCGCCAGCACATCGAGGCGATGTGCGACGAGACCCCGACGCTGCGGGGCAAGATCATCCAGTCTTCGGGCAAGGACGCCGGCTCCAATGCCAAGGTGAAGGTCTTTCCCGGCGGCCTGCTGCAGCTGGGGTCTGCCAACTCTGCGGGGTCCCTGGCTGGCAAGACGGCGAAAATCGTCTTCGCAGACGAGATCGACCGCTACCCTGCCGATGTCGACGGTGAAGGCGATCCCCTGGCACTGGCGAAGAAGCGCGTCGCCGACCGGCCGCCGGGGTTCAAGATCTACATGGCAAGCACCCCCACCACGGCGGGCACCTCCCGGATCGCCCGGGAGTTTGCCCGCTCCGACCAGCGCCGCTTCTTCGTCCCCTGCTCTCATTGCGGCCACGAGCAGCACCTGCAGATGCGCCAGGTCGTCTGGGACAAAGAAGAAGCCGAGGATGGGACGGTGCTGCGCCATCTGCCGGAGACGGCGCGCTACATCTGCGAGGGCTGCGGCGAGGGCTGGGACGATGTGGAGCGCGTCCGGGCCGTCCGGCGCGGGCGCTGGCGTGCCACGGTGACGGCGAAGACGCCGCGCCGCCGGGGCTACCACCTGACCGCCCTGTGCTCCCCCTTCGTGTCCATGGCCCAGATCGCGTCCGAATGGCTCGAGGCCCAGGAGTCCAGGGAGACCCTGCGGACCTTCGTGAACACCGTCGAGGGCCTCCCCTTCGAGGATCGGGGTTCCGGGGAGGAGATGACCGTCCAGCGCCTTCTGGAGCGGCGAGAGGAATACGATGCCGAGGTCCCGACGGGCGCCGCCGTTCTGACGATGGGCGTCGACTCTCAGGGCGACCGCATGGAGTACGAGGTCGTTGGATGGGGTGCCGGAGAGGAGTCCTGGTCCATCGAGGTTGGAGTCATTCCGCATAGCCCGCTGTCCCCGGAGGCCTGGCTGGCCCTGGAGGAGGTGGCGCGGCGCCCGCGCCGCCGCCGGGACGGGACGACGGCGACCGTTTCGGCGGTTGTCGTTGACACGGGCGGCAATGCCGACGGCGTGTCCTGGCAGACGCGCGTCGCGGACGAGTGCCGCAAGCGCGCGGGCCAGCGCTGGTATGCCGTCTTCGGCGCCGCGGACAAGACGCGCCGCCTGACGCCGGTCTGGCCGGGGACGACGGCCCAGTCGGGGCGGCGCGCGGGGCGGATCTACCCGGTGGGCTCCCAGCAGGCCAAAGAAGACGCGCTGGGGGCGATCCACAACGTCCAAATCCCCGGGCCCCGGTATGCGCATTTCCCCGTCGACCTCCCCGAGGCCTGGGCGGAAGGCCTCCTGAACGAGGTCCGCCGTTGGGACAAGCGCGCCGGTGGCTTCCGCTGGAAGCCGGCCCACTCCAAGGTCCGGACCGAGCCCGCCGACTGCCGGGCCTATGCCTATGCCGCCTGGCGCGCGCTGTTCCAGACGATGCGCGTGGCGGTCGACGCGGCCCTGCGCGCCGAGGCGCTCCGCGTCGCCCGGGCGGCGGACCTGCCGCCGGTCGAGCGGGCGACGCCGGCCCGCGTCTCCACTGCGTCCATCCCCGACACTGCCGCGGCCGCGGCCCAGACGTCGAGCCTGGCGCCCCAGACGGGCCGCCGTTCCGCGGGGCGGCGCCCCGCCCGGTTCCGCATGCCCGGCGCCTGGTAATCGGGCCGGGACGGCCCGGCATCGCCCCATCTCCGCCCAAGAGTGCCCCGGGCCCGGGGCATGCGCGCGCTGGAGAATCCTCCCGATGGCCTGGACTCAGGCAGATGTGAGCGCCCTGAAGGCGGCCATGGCGACCGGCGCCAAGGCAGTGACGATCGCGGGCGAGACGACTGTCTTTCGCGACTTGGACGAGATGGAGCGCCTCCTGCGCCGCATGGAAGCCGAGGTTGCCGCCGCTGCCGTCACGCGTAGCCCGCGCCGGTTCCGCGTCCTGCGGATCGGCGCCATCGATCGGGGGCTGTGATGGACGCTCCCCAGGCTCCGCGCGCGACCGGCCTCCGCTTCCGCCCGGCGGGCGGCTCCCCCGTCCGCTTCCGCAACGCCGGCGGCCCGACGGCTGTCGCCAACGGCTACGACGCCGGATCTCTGGCGTCTCGGATGGGGACGTGGGGGACGGAGATGGAGGGCCTGACCTCGCACATTCGCGGCTCGCTCTCGACGCAGAGGAAGCGGGCCTGGTCCCTCTACCGGAACTCGGCGTGGGTCCAGGCGGGGGTGGAATACCTGATCGACGCCCTGATCGGCCACGGCGTCGAGGTCCGGCCCAAGACCGCCGACCGCGCGCTCAACCGCCAGATCGCGGAGGCCTGGGCCGCCTGGGCGACCGAAGAGGCCGACGGGACGGGGCGCGGCGACTTCCACGGCCTCTTGGCCCTGTGCCTGCGGGAGATGCTGGTGGGCGCCGACGCCTTCGTCCGTTTCCGCGCCCGGGACCCCGAGGACGGCCTGCGCGTGCCGCTCCAGCTCGAGCTCCTGTCGGGCGATTTCCTCCCCGAAAGCAAGAACGAGATCGCCCGCAACGGGAACCTCATCCGCCAGGGCGTCGAGATGGACCTCGTTGGGCGCCGGACTGCCTACCATCTCTACCGGTCCTCGCCGCGGGCGACTAACCCGGATGGGTCCCCGATGAAGATCGAGACCGTCCGCGTCCCGGCTTCCGAGGTCCTGCACATCTTCCGGCCCCTGGAGACCAACCAGGTCCGCGGGGAACCGCCCCTGACCCGGGCCATCCTGACCGCCAAGGAGCTGGGGGAATACGTCTCCAACGAGCTGCGGCGGAAGACGGTCTCATCGGCCATCACGGGCGTCATCACGCGCGCCGCGCCCGGCGAGCCGACGGCTCTGGAGTCGGGCGCCACGGGCGACGGCGACGGCGAGGTGGCGGCGTCCGGGACCATCGATCTTTCGGTCGGGATGATCCCCGTCCTCGAGCCGGGCGAGGACATCCGCTGGCTGACTCCTGCGGATGTCGGCCCGAATTTCGCGGAGTTCCTGCGGGCCCAGCTCCGCCTGATCTCCCAGGCCATCGGGATCCCCTACGAGGCCCTGACCGGGGACTGGTCGCAGATCAATGACCGGACCTGGCGCGCTGCCGACAACGGCTTCCGCCGGTCCATCGGCGCCTGGCAGTGGCGGGTCCTTGTGCCCCAGTTCCTGCGCCCGCTGTGGCGCCGGTGGATCGAGGTGGCCGTCCTGTCGGGTGCGGTCGTCCTTCCCCGCGGCATGACCCCGGCCCAGGTCGGCGCCGACTTTTTCTTCCCGCCCTTGGGCTACATCAATCCCTACCAAGAGGCTCAGACGGCCCTGATCCGGATGCGCGCCGGCCTGCAGCCGCGCGCCTGGGCGCTCGCCGAAGAAGGGTACGACGCCGAGGAGGTCGACGCGGCCTACGCCGCCGAGCGCGCCCGCGAGCGGTCCCTGGGCCTGGTCTTCGACTCCGACCCGTCTCTCGTCTCGAAGTCCGGCGGCGGTCAGCCGTCCGGCTCCGCCCCCATCGATCCGGCTTCCCCCGGTCCTGCCCCATCTCCCGCGCCAACCGGAGAATCCTGATGCCTGTCCGCTCCCCGCTTGCCTTCTCGCCCGCCCGCGCCGGCGACATCGAGGTCCGCCGGCCGTCGGTGCCGTATGCCCTCGTGCGCGAAGACGGGGCGCGCCGCGCCACCCTCTACGTCTATGGAGAAATCGGGGCCTGGGGAGTGACGGCGGCCAGCGTGGCAGCCGACCTGGCGCTGGTCCGGGACATTGACGTCCTGACCGTCCGGATCTCTTCCTACGGAGGCGAGGCCTTCGAGGGCCTGGCAATCCACAACCTCCTGCAGGCCCAGCCCTTCACTGTCGAGGTCGTCGTGGATGGCATCGCCGCTTCCGCGGCCAGCGTCATCGCAATGGCCGGAGACCGCGTGGTCGTCGCCGATTCCGCGATGATCATGATCCACGACCCCTGGACCTTCGCAATGGGCGGGGCGGGGGATCTGCGGAAGCAGGCCGACATCCTCGACAAGATCAAGGCCGCCCTGATCGCCACATACCGACGCAAGGCGCCTGACCTGGACGAGGCCCGCCTGGCCGCGCTGCTGTCGGAAGAGACCTGGCTGTCCGGCCCCGAGGCCGTCGCCCTGGGCCTGGCCGATGCCGTGATCGAGGACGAAGAGGCGCCGGTGGCGCCCGCGCCGTCGGCCTCCGCCCAGGGGCTCTTCCGCGCCTGCGCCTCTGTCGGCGACCGCGTGGCCGCGTCCCTGCGCGACGCCATCGCCGCGCGCGCCGCTGCCACCGCCGGGAAGCCGACCGTGGCCCCCGCGGCCGCGGTCGAGGCGCCCGCCGAGCCCGCCCCCCAGGACCCCGCCGGAGAGGACCCCGCCGCTGTCGAGCCGACGCCCGCCGAGGGCGCCGAGGAGACGGCGGCGGTGGAGGGGGCCGAGACGCCCGCTCCGGAGGCCGCTCCGGAGGCGCCCGAGGCTGCCCCTGCCCCGGAGACGCCTGCCGAGCCGGCGCCCTGCCCGGTCGAAACGGCCGAGGCTGCCGTCGCCGCCGGCGTGCCCGCCGCGGACGCCGCCCGCTTCGCCGCCTCCCTGATCGCCTCCGGCGCCAGCCGCGCGGCCATCCAGGCCCGCCTGGCGGTGCGCGCGGAGGTCGGCGCGCTCTGGTCCCGCGCGCTCCAGACCGTGCCCCATATCCGGCCCGCCGAGGCCGACGTCCTTGGCTCCGCGTCTGTCGCCGAGGCCCGAAAGGCCATCCTGAAGGCGATGGCCGCCGGGGCCGCCGACATCGACCCGCGGCCCGCGCCGCCCGCGCCGGCGGCAGAGGACCAGGCGGCCGCGCTGCTGAAGTCCGCCATCCGCGAATCCATGGCCCGGCTCTTCCCGGGTCACGTCGAGACCCCGAGCAAGCCTGAGGAGGCCGCCTGATGTCCATCGTTTCTACTGCCACGGCCCCGGTCCGCGCCGAGGGCTTTTTGCTGAGCGAGGCGAACGGCACGCGTTCCCGTGAGGTCGGCACGCTGGCCGCTTCGCAGACCATCGTCCCGGGCCGTCTCCTCGGGCGCCGCACGACCGGCGGCCAGATCGCCGCTTACGACAATGCCGCGAGCGATGGCACGGAGGCCTGCATCGGCATCGCTCTGCGCGCGGCGGTCACCGGCGCCAGTGAGACGGTCGACCTCGCTTTCATCGCGCGTGACGCCGAGGTCCTCGGCTCCGAGCTCGTCGGCCTCGACACCGCCGGCTCCGCCGACCTCGCCGCCCTCGGCATCATCATCCGCTGACGGAGACCCCCGATGGACTTCAACCTCACTCCCTTCGAGCTCTCGACCCTGACGGGCGCCGTCAATCGAGTCCCCTTCCAGCCTGGCATGATTACGGCCCGCGGCTCTTTCGCGCCGCGCCCCCAGGCGACGGACACGGCGCTCTTCGACTATCGTGACGGCCAGCTCCGCGTGGTCGACCCCGTCGCGGCCTCCGCGCCAGGCGTCCGCCTGTCCCGCGACGCCGAGGACCGCCAGGTCGCCTTCGCTGTGCCGACTTACAAGATCGAGGACACCCTGCTGTTCGCCTCGATCCAGGGCCGCCGCGCCTTCGGCATCGACGGCCCGGAGGTCGTCGAGGCCAAGCGCGATGAGCGCCTGGGCATCGCGCGCCAGACCATCGAGACCACCCGAGAGCTCTGCCGCGTCGCGGCGATGACCCGCGGTCAGGTCCTCCGCCAGAACGGGTCGGTCATCACGGACTTCTACGCGGCCTTCGGCGTCTCCGCCCCAGCAGTCGTCACTTTCGACCCCGGCTCCACCGGCGCCCAGATCCGCAAGGCCGCCGCGGGCTACATCCGCACGCTCGTCAAGACGCTCGGCGTCGCGCCGCCGCGCGTCATCGCGCTGTGCGGCCCGGAGTACTTCGATCGGCTCGTCGGCGCCAAGGAGGTCCGTGAGACCTACCTGAACCAGCAGGCGGCCAACGAGCTGCGCGAGGGCCAGGCGTGGTCCAGCCTCAACTACGGCGGGATCCTCTGGATCGAGTACCAGGGCTGGCTGCCCAACGGCGATCCCGTGATCCCGGCGGACAAGGCCTACGTCGTGCCCGAGGGCCTGCCCGGCCACCTCGTCGAGGTCCAGGCGCCGGCGCCCTACGGCGAGACCATCAACACGCTGGCCATCCCGGTCTACGCCAAGGCCGAGCCGAGGAAGTTCAACGATGGCGTCGAGATCCAGGTCATCGCCCGCTTCCTCCCGGTGAACACCCGCCCGGAGGCCATCGTCCCTCTCTCTCTCACCTGATCGGCGGCAAGGTTGAGAGAGTAGCGGCGGGGCGCCTCCGGGCGCCCCGCTTGCGCTCCGGGTAGCCCCATCTCCCCCGCATGCCGGCGATCACCCATCCTCTCGTCAATATCGGCCCGGGCCCCAATCAGACGCCCGCGGACACCGCGCGCGACGCGTTCGGCAAGATCAACACGGCGATCCAGGCGCTCGACGGCGCGGTCGACGCGGCAGGCGCCGCGGCGGCCGCCGCGCAGACCTCCGCCAATACCGCCGCCGCTGCGGCCTCCGCCGCCCAGGCGACAGCCAACACGGGCGTCGCCAACGCCTCGGCCGCCCAGACGACGGCCAACACTGCCGCGGCCAATGCCTCCGCTGCGCTGGCCCAGATCGCCGCCCGCCTCGACACCATCACCGTCGACGCCGCCGTCGTCCCCAGCGGGACGGCGCTGCCGCGCGTGCCCGATGTGCTGGTCGTCATCAACACCCCGCCCGCCAGCCCTTACTGGGTCGTCTTCCCGGGCGCGCCGAACCGGGCGCCCGCGGGGAAGCCGCTCTGGGTTGCCAACCGGGCCGCCGGGACCCTGCGGATTGGAGAAAGCACCAGCGCCGCGCCGAAGATCGAGGTGGGATCCGGCGTCTCGGCGCTTCGCGTCTCGATGGGGGGCGGGGACTGGGAGCAGGTTGCCGTCGCCGGCGATACTATCCCCGCTTCGCAGGTCTCGGGCCTGGCCGCCGTGGCGACTTCGGGGTCGTTCAACGACCTGTCGGCCAAACCTCGGACTCTGAGGACGGCCTTGTTTCGATCGAGTGCCGTGACCGGCATTCCCTCGGCAGTCTGGCGCGCCATTGCATTCCAAACTGCTGAGGACAACGACCTTGGCGTCACCGTCTCCGAGGCCAGCCGGACCTTCACCCTTCCGGCGGGAGTTGTGAAAGTGCGCCTGACAGTGAATCTGACGACTTCAAACGTCTCTGCTTCGAACATCCGGGCGACTTTTTCTCGGAACTCTAGCGGCGTGGATACTTACCTGAGCTTCCCCGGAAACATGATCGAATCGCGCGCGCCCGCGACCCCGGCGCACGTCACGGCCCAAACTGCCTGGATCTCTGCGTCTTCGGGTGACGTCTTTCGTGCCTTGGGATGGATGACGCAAACGGGCGGTGGGGACTTTGGCAATCCACTGCAAGAGCAGTGGCTTTTGATCGAGGGATGGTGCAATGCTTGACCTCTTCGTCGATGGCGCACGTATTTCTGTGTCCAGTGCCGCCGAGGCGGGCCGGATCAAGACGGACCTCCTTCGCCTCCAGGCCAAGACCGTTGGCGAGGAGGCGGTGCCTTCCCGATCCTTTCTCATGGCCGACGCCGCCGTCCTGGCGGTGGTCCTGCAGCAGGCGATCGGCACGATGACGCCGACGCGCGGGGCGGCGCTCCTCGCCTACCAGGCTGCGGTCCTGGCGTCCCTGGTGGCCGCCGAGAACGAGGTCCAGGCCATCGTCGCAGACGAGACCTTGAGCGAGGCAGAGAAGGTCCAGGCCATCGAGGCCGTCGCCCCGGCCTGGCCGGCGCTCCCGCCGGAGGCCACGGCATGACCCGCCACCCTCTCGCCGCCCTGTCCGCTCTGACCCAGCTGCGCGCGGTTGGCGCGCCGGCGCTCTATGCCCCGCGCGGGGCCGCGCCAGGCGCGGCGCCGATCCCAGTCCGCGTCATCCTGCGCGAGGCGACGGAGGTCCTGACCGACGGCGAGACGCCGATCGCGACCTACACGCCGACCGCCCGCATTGCCCGCGCCGATGTTCCCTCCCCCCAGGAGGGGGACCGCCTGATCGTGGGCGCGCGCGTCTGGCGCGTGCGCGAGGCCCAGGACCACCAGGGCGCCCTTTGGGTGCTCCTACTGAATGAGGCGCGCGGGACGCCTCCGGCGCCCGCTCCGGCGCCGTCGCCAGACGAGGAGGAGGATTGATATGGCCCTCGCCAAGCACTTTCGGACGGAAGTCCGCGACCGTCTGATCGCCCTCCTCGAGGCCGACCCCGACCTGCCGCCCGTGCGCAAGCGGCCGCCCTCCGCCCTGCGCATGGAGGACCTGCCCTGCCTGATCGTCATGACCCGAGACGAGACCATCGGCTTCAAGACGGCGCCAGCTCCGCGCCGCGCCGAGCGCGCCCTGGACCTGACCGTCGAGGCCTGGGCGCCGGGGCAGATCGATCCCGACACCGGCGAGGTCGTCAATGATCCCGAGGCCGATGCCGAAGCCATCCAAGCGCGGGTCGAGCGGCTCCTTGCCGCCGACCGCAAGCTGGGCGGCCTTGTCCATGACCTGACCCCGACGGCGATCGCGATGTCGGGCGAGGACGACGACGGCGAGGTCCCGATCGGCATGGCCGCCCTGATCCTGCGCGCGACCTACCACGTCCAGGAAGGCGCCGTGGAGGCGCCTGCGGCGCCCGCCCCGGGCCCGACCCCCTAAGCGGGCGGGGCGGGGCAAGGCAGCCCCCTGGCGGGGCCCGCGCGCCCCATCTCCGCCGGAGATCCCTGGGGCCTGCTGCCCCGCCTTCATCGCGTAGCCGGAGACCCCGCCCATGCCCTACCAGGATGTCGTCGCCACGGACATCGCCGTCGCCCCGGAGGCCGCCTGGGGCGTGGCCCCGTCGTCCGGCTACCGCCGCATCAACCGGACCTCGTGGTCCGTCAATCTCGAGCGCGACGCGATCCGGTCGAACCGGATCCGCTTCGACCGACAGCGCCTCTTCTCCCGCCACGGCGTTGAGCGCCTCCGCGGGACTTACGAAGATGAGCTGTCCCTGGGCGGGTCCGACGCCTTCCTCGAGGCGCTGCTGTGCGGAACTTGGACGGCGCCTGTCTCGATCCTGTCGACGACCGCAGATGTCTCTGTCTCCAGCCAGCAGATCGTCTTCACGCGTGTTTCCCCTGCGTCCTGGCCCGGTGTCGCCGCCGGAGACCGCGTCTCTGCAGTGATCAACTCGGAGGCCCAGGGCCCCGGGACCGTCGTCGCTGTCAGCGGCGCCGTGCTGACGGTGCTCTTCGACGGACCGCCTAGCGTGTCTTCCACCCTCGGCGCGGAGGTCTCCGTCGAGTCGCTGGGCAAGACCTTGCAGAACGGCATCGCCAAGCGATCTCTGACCGCCCTCGTCGGCTTCGCCGACGTTTCCCCGGCAATCTGGCGGGTCCAGCGCGGCCTGGTTGTGTCCGACGGGTCCCTGACCCTGAACCCCGGCGAGGTGGTGACCGCGCAGTTCTCGATGATCGGAAAGACCGAGGACATCGAGACGGCCCCGATCTGGGGATCGGGCGGCCCTGCCGAAGCGTCCGACGGCGACGTCCTCGTGGCCGTGGATGGCGTGCTCCGCGTGGATGGCGAGGAGGTGGCGGCCCTGACCGGCCTGACCCTGACCATCGCCGCGAACACCAACAACGGCCGCTCCGTCGTCGGGTCCCGCTCTATCGTCAATATCTCTCGCGGGACGGGCGACGTCACCGGGACCATCTCTGCCCTCCTCGAAGACCGGCGCTGGATCGACGCGTTCCGCAACGAGGCTGAGGTCGATCTGCTGGTCCGCCTCCGTGATCGCGCCGGGAGCGGCTTCGTCCAGCTGCACCTTCCTCGGGTGAAGATCAACGGCGCCAGCATGACCGTCTCCGGCTCCGAGGAGATCATCGTCGAGGCCCCCTTCGAGGCCCTGGGGACCGCGGGCGGCTACACCGTCCGGATCCAGTCCTCCGCCGCCCTCTAAGCGGGGCGACGCCGACGCGGTGGTGCGGGGCGGCCCGAAGGCCGCCCCGCCTGCGTTAGGGCCCCATCTCCACCCCGCGGGCGCGGGGCCCGCCCAGACACGCTGACCAGGAGACTGCCGTGCTTGACCTTGCCACGCTCTCGACTGCCGCCCCCTCCGAGGAGGGCCGCTGGCTCGAGATCCGCCACCCCATCACCGGCGCGCCGATGGTCCATGAAGACGGGCGTCCGCTGCGCATTCGCGTCCGCGGGGTGGACTCCAGCACCTTTGCCAAGATCCGGGAAGGCAAGCTGCGCCGCCTCTTCGTCGAGGGGCTGCCCGCCGAGGAGGACCCGCACAAGCGCGACGCGGCGACCCTGGCCGACCTCCTCGTCGGGTGGGAAGGCCTCGTCTGGAGGGGCGTCGACCTGCCCTTCACGCGCGCGGCCGCGGTCGAGGTTCTCACCGAGACGCCTTGGCTCCGCGAGCAGATCGAGCGCTTCGCGGGGGAGCGGGCAAATTTTCTGCCGGCGTCGTCCGCCGTCTGATCGACCACGCGCGGGCCCAGTTCGACCTGGATCGCCCGCGCGCCGACGGGCGGACACGACGCCAGCACCTCGAAGCCGCCGCGCGCGTGAAGGGGCGCCGCATGGCGTCCCTGGAGGTGCCTCCGCTTCCCGAGGAGGCCGAGCACCTGTGGGCCTGGTTCCAGGAGCTGAACCTGGCCCGGACGGGTTCCGGATTTGGCCCCAACCCTCTGTCCTACGCGGAGATCGATGCCTGGGCCAGGCTGTCGGGCCGTGCCCCATCTCCGGTAGAGGTCCAAGCCCTTCGGGCCCTGGATGTCTCTTGGCTGGCCGCCCAGGCGCAGGCCCGCGAGGAGGCCCAGCCCAAGGGCCCGGACGCCTCCCCCACGCCCCCACCGGGGGGCCCGCGTAGGACGCCCCGCTGATGGTTGCCCGCCCGTCCGACGTCGCCGTCAAGATCACCGCCGAGGACCAGACCGCGGCGGGCCTGCAGTCGGCGATGGCCCGGATCCAGGCCCTTGAAGCCCAGCTCCAGTCCGCCTCCGGCGGGATGAACCGCGCCGCTGCCGGCGCCCGCGGGCTCGACGGTGCCATAAGCGGGATCGTCGGGACCGTCGGGCGTCTTGGCGGCATCCTCGCCGGCCTTGGGCTGGGGGCGATCTTCGTCCAGGCCGCCCGCGACGCCCTCGCCGCGGGAATGGAGATCGAGCAGCTGACGAGGCGCTACCAGTTCCTGGCGGGGTCTGCGAAGGCCGCCCAGGAGCAGATGGCCTTCGTTGCCCGGACGTCGCAGTCGTTCGGAATGTCCGAGCAGCAGGGCCAGCAGAGCTTCGCTTCTTTCCTCGGATTGGCACGATCGGGCGTCATCAATACCGACAGCGCCCAGCGGCTCTTCACGGGCCTGAACGCGTTCGGGTCGCAGATGGGCGTCGGCGCCCAGGCGATGTCCCAGGCCGTCTATGGTCTTTCCCAGGCGCTGGCCTCCGGAACCGTGCGAGCCGAGGAATTCAACCAGGTTTTTGAACCACTTGGCGGCCTGGCCGCCGAGGTCGAGCGCGTCCTGCGGCTGGGCCAGGGCGAACTCCGCAAGCTGGTCAACGAGGGCAAGCTGTCTTCCGACGCTCTGCGCCAGGCGCTGATCGAGGCGCTCCGCCCCTTCGAGGGCGCGGCCGCCCAAGGCGCTACGACGCTTACTGCCGAGATGACCCGCTTCGGGAACGAGGTTCGCAACGCTGGCGCTTCTATCGTTTCCGATCTTCTCGGGCCACTGGCGTCTGCCGTTCGAGAGGCGAACAACCTTGCGCGCGTCACCTTCCGGCGTCCCCAGGAGCTGACCGATGTCGAGATCCAGGAGCGGCTCAACAGCTTGACCGGCGTCAACCGGGCACGCCGCGAGCAGGAGCTGCGGGACATGGTGACCGGACGTCGGCCGCGTCCCGAGAACAACTGGCTCACATGGATTGGGACCTACGGCCCCGCTGGCCTGGCTGCGCGCGGTGGCTTCAATGCCGCAGTTGCGCTTGGCTTGAACGAGCCGACCAGAAACGCAGAGATCGAGCGCCTCCAGATCGAGCAGATCACGCGGCAGAACGAGGCCGACATGGCACAGTTCAACGCGCGATTCGGCCAGGGCGAGACGACGGCCTACCAGCTGCGCCTGATCGGCGAGGTCCAGGGGACGACCCAGGTCATTCAGCGCGAGCTTGGTAAGCTTGCGGAGCGCCTGCGGACCGAGCGAGAGAGCATTGAGGAGGAATGGCGCAAGACGAATGAAGAGCTTGCGCGCGTGGCGCGCGAAGGCGGACAGGCGGTTGAGGGCCAGGTCGAAGCGGCCCGCCGCTTGAACGATGAGCGTCGCGCCCGCGCCCTCGAGGCCTTGGAACGGCCCATCCGCGAGCGGATCGACTCCCGCATCACGGGCGCCGAGGAAGAGACAGCGGCGCTCCAGCGTCAGCTCGATGTCCTGCGAGCCTTCCCCGGGACGATGGAAGACGTTCAGCGACTCTTGGATGAAGAGGCCGCCGTCCGGCGGCTGATCGCTCAGCTTGGCCGGGAGGCGACGGATGCCGACCGCGCGCGCGCCGCGGAGGCGGTCCGGGCGTCCCAGCAGATCCAGCAGGAGCTGCGCGCCGAGGCGGCGCTGCGGGACGCCAACCGCGAGGTCTCCGAGTCTGCCGCTGACCTGCGCCGGATTCAGAGCGCCGCCGAAGCCGCGCGGCGCGCGGGGCGCAACCCTGCCGACGCTGTGAGAGAGACGGAGGCCAGGATCCGGGACGAGCAGAGGTTCCGGCGATCCGGGATCGATCTCAACACGCCGGAGGCCGCTCGTCTACTCGACGATCTGGCTCGCATTCGTCAAGAGCGGGAGCGGCTGAACCAGTCAATCCGCGAGGGCGCTGGCGCGGCTCGTCAAGCGGCCTCCGAGGCCGAGCGCCTGGCGAAGCAGCAGGCCGAGGCGGTGCGGTCCTATGTCAGCGCCCGACAGTTTGAGGCGTCCATCCTCGAGGAGGAGATCCGGATGCTCCGCGAGCGCGGAGACATCGACCAGCCTCTCCTGGACCAGCGCCGGGCCGAGATCGAGCTGCGCCAGCAGATCGCCGACCTGCAGATGCGCGGCATCAACCTGACAGAGGAGGAGATTTCCCAAATGAGGGGCGCGACCGAGCGCCTCTCCGCCTTGAACGCTGAGCGCGAGCGGGTCCAGCGGGCCAACCGCATCCTCGACCAGCTCGACCCGGGCCGGGCCACGGGCCGCGAGGTGCGCGGCATCCGCGAGCTCCAGGAGCGAGGCGACCTGACGCCCGAGCAGGCCGCCCAGGCCATGCAGCAGTCCCAGGAGCGGCTCCTCTCGACGCTGGCATCTCAGGGCCGGGCGATCCGGATCGAGTGGGAGCAGATTGCCGACACGTTGCTCGATGCAGCGACCGGCGCTCAGTCGTTTGACGACGCCATTCGGTCAATCGCCCGGACCATCGCCTCTCAGGGCATCCGGATTGCCATGAACAACCTGTTTGGCAATGGCTCCGGCCTGAACCTGTGGCTCAACAGATCCATGGGCCTGATCCCCGGCTCCGCGTTCGGCGGCGAGGGCGGCGGCGGTGGCGGCTTCCTGTCTGGCCTGTTCGGCGGCGGCGGATCGGGCGGCGGCTTCTTCTCGTCTCTCTTGTCGGGCATCGGCGGGCTGTTCGGCTTCGGCGGCGTGCGCGCCGAGGGCGGGCCGGTGATGGCCGGCGTGCCCTACCTTGTTGGCGAGCGTGGTCCCGAGCCTTTCGTCCCGCGCGTGCCCGGCTACGTCATCTCCGCCGAGGACGCCCGCGCGGCCCTGGCGGGCGGCGCGCGCCGCAGCGGGCGCGCCGGCGGGCCGATGGTCGTGGTGAACATCCAGACGCCCGACGCCTCCTCCTTCCGCGCGTCGCAGGGGCAGATCGCTGCTCGACTCGGGGACGCCGTGATGCGCGGCCAGCTCCTCCGCTGATCTCGGGGCCCCGGGGCGGCCCTGGCGGGCCGTCCTGGGGCCTTTCCGGGGGTATAGCCCCATCTCCCCGGCGGAGGTTCCCCGCCCGTGTCTTCCTTCCTAGAGTCCCCGCGCTTCCCCGACGATCTGGCGTCCTATGGTTCTTCCGGTGGGCCCACCTGGTCGACCGAGGTCATCCAGACGGACACCGGCTTCGAATATCGCAATTCCAACTGGAGCCAGGCGCGCCACCGCTACGATGTCGCCGCGGGCGTGGCCGACCAGGAGGACTTCGTCCGGTTGAAGTCCTGGTTCTTGACGACCCGCGGCCCCGCCATCGGCTTCCGATTTCGCGATTTCGGCGATTACTCTTCGCGATCTGACGGCACGTCTCCACCGACGCCTGCCGATCAGCGGATTGGCACGGGGAACGGGACGCAGACCTCTTTCCAGCTCGTCAAGCGCTACCCCATCGCTTCCGGCATCGAGCATGTCCGCGAGATCCGGAAGCCGGTTCCGGGAACTGTCCTCATCGCGCTCAACGGCGCGCCGCAGACGACGGGGTGGACAGTCAACACGGCGACCGGGGTCGTGACATTCTCTTCGCCGCCGGCAGCGTCCGTGATCGTCACCGCTGGTTTCGAGTTCGACGTTCCTGTCCGCTTCGCCGAGGACGCCTGGTCCTTCACCTTCGAAGATTTTGATTCTGGCTCTGCCAGCGTTCCTCTCCTCGAGATCCGGACCTGACGGGAGGCGTTGCATGAAGGCCATCCCGCCCGCCCTCCAGGCCCACCTCAACGGGCCCGCGACGACCCTGGCCTGGTTGCTGCGGGTGCAGCGCCGGGACGGAGGTGTCCTGGGCTTCACCTCGCACGATCGGACCCTGGTTGTCGGCGGCGTCTCCTACCGGCCGCATACCGGCCTGTCGCCTTCGGACATCGAGGCCCGGGCCGGCCTGGCGGTCGACAACCTCGAGATCGCGTCCATCCTGTCGGACGACGCTATCACCGAGGCGGACTTGGCGCGCGGGCTCTACGACGACGCGCGGATTGACGTCTTCCTGGTCAATTGGACCTCCCCTTCGGACGGGGTGGCGCACATGAAGCGCGGCTTCTTCGGGCCGGTCTCACTCCGAGGAGGACGATGGACCGCCGAGGTCCGGGGGCTGCATGAGGCGCTCCAGACGCAGATCGGGCGGTGGTATACCGCGGAATGCACGGCGACTTTCGGCGACGCCCGATGCAAGGTCAATGCCGAAGCCTTGAAGCAGACGGCCTTCGTCGCCGAGACCAACGTCGGCGGCGACCCGCTGGCGTTCAAGGCCGGCGAGGCGCTGGCCTCCGGCCTGTGGCTGGCCTCCTCGACCGTGGTCCTGGCGTCCTCCGCCGGCGGCGGCCTGGCGGGAAATCCCGGGGACTTCTCGCTGGGCCTGGTGCGCTGGATCGCCGGGGTCAATGCCGGGACGTCGATCGAGGTGGCGGTCCACGGCGCCGAGGGCTTGATCGTCCTGCCGCTGCCGCCCGCCCGCGCCATCCAGGTAGGTGACGTCTTCGAGATCCTTCCGGGTTGCGACAAGACGCTGGGAATGTGCCGGGACCGCTGGAACAACGCCATCAACTTCCGCGGCTTCCCCCATATCCCGGGGGGGAACAAGCTCCTGCAGTCGCCAAACGCCAGATGACTTTCGATCCCGCCCCGCGCGTCACTGGCCGCCGGGCGGCCTTGGCCGAGGCCGCACGCGCCCGCGCCGTCGAGGCCGCCCGTTCCTTCGTCGGGACCCGATGGCATCACCAAGGCCGGACGCCTGGCGCCGGCCTGGATTGCGTGGGCGTGGCCGTCCTGGCGGCCCGCGCTGCGGGGCTCGAGGTTCAGGACCTCGAAGGCTACTCCCGGCGTCCCGACGGCCGTTCCCTAATGGCGACCGTGGAGGCTCAGGCAGACCGCGTGTCTGCCGACGACATCCAGCCGGGCGACGTGCTCGTCTTCCGGATTGATGTCCATCCCCAGCACGTCGGCGTGGCCGTCGGCGGCGGGCGCATGGTCCATGCCCTGGCGCAGACACGATCGGTCGTCGAGGTCGACCTGGACCAGCACTGGCGCGACCGCCTCGTCGGGGTCTACCGCCCGCGCTGGCATCGCGCGCGCCATCGCCGCTGGGCCGGGGCGGGCGCCCGCCTGGGCGCCGCCGCGGCGGGCGTGCTGGCCTTCCTCGTCTGCCTCCTGAACCCTTCCCAGGCCGATGCCGCGACCCTGGCCCTGGGCCTGGCGGGCGCCGCGATCGGCTCCGCGTTCGGCGCCGGCGCGACGGTCCTCGGCATGTCCGCCGTGGCCTTCGGCGCGAATGTTGGGATGCTCGTCGGCGGCCTGATTGACCAGATGATCTTCCGCCCGCCGCCCCAGCGGATCGAGGGGCCGCGCCTGGAATCCCTGCGCGTCCAAGACGGCAACTACGGCGCGCCGATCCCGCGGATCTACGGCCGGTATGAGATTGCTGGTAACGCCATCTGGATGTCGGACCTCATCGAGCGCGCGACCACCACCAGCGTCGGCGGTGGGGGCGGCAAGGGCGGCGGCCGCGGGCGTCGGGCGACTCAGACGACCTACTCATACTACGTCAATTGCGCATTTGGCCTGACGGAAGGGCCCATCACGCGCGTCATCAAGATCACGGGCAACAACGACAAGGTCATCTACCAGGACGGCCAGCTCGTCCGGGCTGCGGCCATCGACATCTACACCGGAACCGAAGACCAGATGCCGAACGCGCTGATGCAGGCGGCGCTGGGCGCGGCGGACGTTCCGGCTTACCGCGGTCTCGCTTACGTCGTCATTCACGAGCTAGCGCTGGCGGACTTCGGCCAGCGCCCGCCAAATCTGACCTTCGAGATCGAAGGTCTGACCGGCGCCGCCGACGTCGCACTGCTTGCTTCTTCCGCTCCGAGCGGCTGGATCCGTCTCGATCAGCACCCCGTCGCCGGCGGCTTGAACGCGGGATGGCAGGGCCAGACCATCGAGCGCGTCGGCGTGGCGGACGGCGAGATCGCGGTTGCGTCTATCCGCTCTGACTCCGTCGTTCCTGTCGGGGCCTTCGTCCGGAAGACCGGCGTCTCTGCCGCGGGCGCAGACAAAGTCTTCTTTGCGCGCGGCGGCGGCGGTCCGTCTACGCGTGGATTCTGGGGGCATCTATTGTTCCGTCGCGGCGGCGAGTGGCGCATCATAATCGCCTACGGCCCGGGGCCTGATGTCTTCTACCTCGCGACGCCTATTATCGATCTGGGGGAGGCTGGCGCGCTGGCTTTCGGGCACGCCGAAAGCTGGGGGTATGCCGCGACAATCACGCCCGGCTCTGTGCCGCGCGTGGTCTGCTGCAGAGAAAATCTGGCGACCACAAACATCAACCTCGTTCAGTCTGTCGACTTGCCCGATCTGATCGGCTGGGCGCCCTTTGCGTTCGCAACGGTCGACGCGGCCTCTCCGAAGGCGCGGCTCCTGCTCTGGAGCGCTGGCACGATTGCTGTCGTGTCGTTTCAGAACGGTGCTCGCGTCGGAACGACCGAGTACATCGGGGGGTTCTCCGGGTTCCCGCCCTCGGACCTGCGCGCGGCGCCCCGCGGCGGGCAGTACAGCGGCCGCTGGCTCTTCGAGGACGGCGCCTCTCTGTTCTCGGTCGACCTGACCCCCGGCGCGGCCCGCCAGGACCGGGCGCCGATCTCTCTCGACGGCTTCGGCTTCCGCCTGGTTGCCGTGGCCCCGGACGAGGGCTCCGCCCTCCTCTACGGGGAGGGTGGATGGGCCAAGATCGTCCCGCTCCGCGCCGGCGACATGGGCCCCGTTTCGCCGGCCTCGCCGCTGCCCGGCGTGGGCGTCGGGAGCGCCGACGGCTGGGGCTTCGGCTTCGGCGGATCGGAGTGGACGGTCTTCGACGCCGACGGCGCGCTGGCCCAGCGCTTCCGCTTCACGTCGCCCCCCGGCCAGACGGTCGAGGGCATCGTCCGCGACCTCTGCCTGCGGGCCGGGCTGCAGACCGCGGACCTGAACCTGTCTGCCTTCAACGAGCCGATCCACGGCTACCTGGTCGACCGGCCCATGCCGACGCGCAACGCGATCGATCCGCTTCTTGCCTACGTCGGCGGCGACATCATCGAGTCCGACGGACGCTTGAAGGCCATCATCCGGACGGCGACGCCTTCGGTCGTCATCCCCGGCGCCGACCTCGGCGCGCGCGGGGCCGAGGAGGACTGGGTGCCGCCCGTCGAGCGGGAGCGGCGGTCCGACAAGGACCTGAATCGCGAGATCACGGTCGAGTATGCCGACCCGTCCCGGGCATACCAGCCCAACACCGCCGCCGCGGCCCGCATGGCGACCACCGCGACGGCGACCGCCAAGATGACCATCCCGGCGGCGATGGACGCCGCCCGCGCCAAGCGGATCGCCTATGAGCGGCTCTACGAGGGATGGGCCGCACGCGAGGTCGTCTCCATCCGCGTCCCGCTCCGCTACGCCGCGGTCGACGTCGGGGACGTGGTGGCCGTCGGGGATACGACGTTCCGCGTCGAGCGCCTGCGCGTCTCTCGCGGCGCCATCGAGATGACCGGCGTCCCCGTGGCCCCGCGCCGCGATTGGGACACCGCCGCCTTCGGTGGCCTGGCGGGCCAGCCGCCGACCTACCGCGGCATCGTCCCATCTGACTTCGCGCCCCTGGACCTGCCGCTCCTGACAGATGACCTCGACGGGCCGCTCTTGTATCTCGCCTCCCGCGTCCCCGACGTCCTGGGCGCCTGGGACGGGGGGAGCCTGTTCCGGCTCCGCGAAGACATCGGGGACTATGAGTCCGTGGCGCCGCTGCCGCCACGGACCCGATACGGGATCCTGACCAACGGCCTGGCCGCCCCGACCGCCGCCGGCGGCCTGAACGCCATCGCCCGCGGAATGAGCGTCGAGGTCCTGATGTCGTCGGGCGAGATGGAGACGATCTCTTTCGACGCCCTCATCGGGACGGGCAATGCGGCCGCGCTGGTCCCGCCCCCGTCCGGCGGGCGTTGGAATACTTCCACGGCGGAAATCGTGCAGTTCCAGACGGCGGCCCTGATCGGCCCCGGCCGCTACCGCCTGTCGGGCTTCCTCCGCGGCCGCCGCGGGACCGAGCACGCCGCCAAGGCTTGGCCGCCGGGGACCCTGATCGTGATGCTCGACCGCGGGACGACGGGCGTCCTCGAGATGGACCTGGGCGACGTCGGGGGACCGGACGCCATCTTCCGGCCTGTCTCCATCTACGAGACCATCGACGCCGCCGCGCCCCGCGAGGCGGCCCTGCGCTACACCGGCGCCGCCCTGCGGCCCTATGCGCCGGCCCGGCTCCGGCGCGTGGCGATTGACGATGCGACCGGCGACCGCTCCTTCGGCTGGTTCCGCCGCGCCCGCTTGCGCGCGGGCTGGCTGTCGAACGGCGACGTTCCCCTGGACGAGACGGCCGAGGCCTACCGCGTGGAGGTCCGGATCGCGCAGACGGGCGCCGTCCTGCGGGCGGTCGAGGTGGGCGCCCCGGCCTGGACCTACGCCGCCGCCGACCGCGCCGCGGACCTGGCGGCGCTGAGCGTCGGGCAGAACCTAGAGCTACGCGTGGCGCAGATCTCCTCGCGCGTCGGCCCGGGGATTCCGGCTGTCTTCCCGACCCCCTGACGCGCGGGCCAAGGCGGCCCGCGGCGTTCCGGATTGACAAGCCTCGCGCCCCATCTCCGCCGCCGAGGAGATCGCGCGAATGACCCAGACCCCCAACCTCGGCCTGCCCTACATCGCGCCGTCCCAGGCGCAGAAAGAAGTCGTCCATGCGGAGGGCCTGAACCGCCTCGACGCGCTCTTGCGCGGGGCCGTGCTGACCATCTCGAGCAACGACCCACCGGCGTCCCCCGCGGACGGGGACGCCCACATCGTCGGCTCCTCGCCCGTCGGCGCCTGGTCCGGCCAAGCCCGCGCCATCGCCGCTTGGTATGGCGGGTGGATCTTCATTCCGGCGCGTCTGGGGATGGAGGTCTGGAACGCCGGGGATAGCACCCGCCGCCGCTTCAACGGGACCTCGTGGATCGTTGTCGGCGGCGTCCCTGCCGCGGGCTGGGCGGCCCCGACCGGGACCCTGACCCGCGGCGCGCTCGACGCCGACGCCGCCGATCTCGCTACCACGCGCCAGACCCTGGCCGCCCTGATCGCGGACCTGCGCGCCCGCGGTCTTCTCTCGTGAGCCGAAGCCGCCGTCTTCCCTTCCCCTCCGCTCCTCTCTCTCTAGCCGAGGCCCAGATGACTCCCCCGAGCCCGACGCCCCTCCCGCCCGGAACGTCCTCCTCGGATGCTGTGCTCTTGATGCTTGGCGAGATGCGCGGACAGCTGACGATCTTGACCTCGCTCATCACAGCCGCGGACAAGTCGCGCGGCGAAATGAGAGTAGCCATCGAGGCCGACATCAACGCGCTGCGCGAGCAGATCGTGTCCGACGGCAAGGCCCGCGCGGAGGAAGCCGAGCGGCGCTTTGTCAAGATCGAGGAGCGGATCGGAAAGGTCGAGTCAAAGATGACCTGGGCCGCTGGTGCTGCGTTTCCGATCGGCTTCCTGATCGCGACCTTCGCCGACCGCGTCATCTCCTGGATCTGGCCTGCTTGATGTCTTGATGCCCCATCTCCGCGGCGTCTCGGCGCGGGTGCGCGACGCCCGCCCCTCCTCGTCCCCGGGCTTCGGCCCGCGCCGCGCTCCCCCGCCGCGGCGGCCCGCGTCGAGACGCTGACTGATCGAGGAGCCGACCTGTTGCGCGACGCCACCACCGCCGCCCACGCCTACCCATCTACTCCTATCGCCGACATCATCGCCGCTGCCGGCGGCGTCCGCGCCGCCGCCAGGCGCCTGGGCGTCTCCGATCGTGCGGTCCGCCTGCGCCGGGACCGTGAGCGCCTGGCGGCCCTGGAGCGGGCTCCGCCGGCCCCGGCTGCGCCTGCCGCGGCGCTCGACCCCAAAGCCCTCGCTGCGGCCCTGGCGGCTGCGCTGGCGCCGGTGCTGCGGCCTGCGGCGCCTGCGATCATCATCCCCGCCGCAGAGGCCCCGGGAGCGGCCCAGGGCGGCCCTCCGCCGGCGTCTCCCCTGCCCGGGGCCCCGGAGGCCCCCGAGGAGCCCAGGACGCCCTCTCCGCGCGAGGCCGCGGCCAAGATCGATCCCAGCCGCTTGCTGGTCTTCGGGGACCTCCACGCGCCCTTCGGCCACCGCGACGCGATGGCCTTCCTCCGGGCCGTCCGGGACGCCCTGGAGCCGACGGCCGTCCTCTGCACGGGAGACGAGATAGACGCCCAGGCGCTATCGTCCTTCGGGGCGAACCCGAACCTCCCCAGCGCCGGAGACGAACTGCGAATGGCGCGTCTCCACCTCCTCGAGCTACACGGCCTCTTCCCGACCCTCCACCTTGTCCGCTCGAATCATGGCCAGCGCCTGCAGAGGGCTGCCAGAGCCGCCGGCGTCCCCGCCGGGGCGCTGGTCTGCCCCGGGGACCTGATCTTCGGCGAGCGTCTGCCCGACGGGCGGATCGTGCGACCAAAGGGGGTGGGTCTGGGATGGACCTGGCACGCCGAGATCGAGCTGTCCCTCCCTGGCGTGGGGAGGACTGTCGTCGCCCACGACCTCGGGACGCGGCTCGACCGGATCGCGCTGGAGGAGGGCGTGAGTGTGATCCAGGGGGACCATCACAAGCTGGCGGGGGTTCAGTGGATTCAGACCAGGACCGGGACGCGATTCACGGCCGCGGCGGGGTGCCTGATCGATCCCCGGTCCCCGGCCTTCGCTTACGACAAGCGCGGGGCACGGAGGCCCGTCCTGGGGTGCCTGTCCGTCGAGGACGGCGTGCCCCGATTCATCCCCATGCTCCTCGACGAGCGGGGGCGTTGGACCGGCTTCCTCCGGTAGCCGGGCCCCATCTCCGGGAGGCCAGCGCCACCCGAGCCGGACGCCCATTCCCGATGTCCTCGATCGCCCGCCCCCGCCCCCCGCGCAAGACGCCGCGCGCCGCGAAGACCGCCACCCCCTCGACGACGCCGGCGACTGCGCCCGCTCCGCGCGCGCCCGCCGCCCGGCAGAACGTCGACCAGATCATCCGCGACCTGGTGCGCCGCGAGGGCGGCTTCGTCGATCATCCTTCGGACCCGGGCGGCGCCACGAACATGGGCGTGACCATCGGGACCCTGAGCCGATGGCTGGGCCGGCGCGCGACCGTCGAGGAGGTGCGAGCGCTGACCTACGAAGAGGCGGTCTCCATCTACCGCCAGGAATACTGGTCCGGGCCCGGCTTCGACCGCCTCGACACTGACCAGCGGATCGCGATCAACGCATTCGACGCCGGCGTCATGTCCGGCCCGCGGCGCGGGATCGAGATGCTCCAGCGCGCCCTTCGCGGCCTGGGGGGAACGCTCGACGTCGACGGGGCCATCGGCCCGGAGACGAATCGCGTGGCCCGGCAGGTGCAGGATCGCGTCGGCGTCGCCGCGCTCCAGAACGCCCTCTGCGACCAGCGCCAGGCCTTTTACGACGGGATCATCCAGCGCCGCCCGGCCTCCCAGGCCTTCGCCAACGGGTGGCGAAACCGGGTGAACAAGTTCCGCATCCGCGGCGAGGTCGAGGAGGTCCGCAACGTCGAGGGCCGGCGCGTCGAGCCTGTCGCGGCCCCGCCGCCCCCCGCTCCAGAGGACGAGATCGCCAACGCCGGCCGCGCCCTGCCGCCGCCCCCGCCGGCGCCCTCCGCTGCCCGGGATCCCGCCGTCATCGGCGGCGCGGCGACCGGCGGCCTGGCGGCCGTGTCCGCGGCCCAGGAGATCCTGGCCGCGGCGCAGTCGGCCCAGGCCGCGGCGGATGCCTTCCCGTGGCTTCGCGTCGGCCTCGCCGTCGCGGTCGTCATCGCTGCGGGCGTCCTCGCCTACGGCTTCTACCGCGCCCGCCAGGCGGCCGCCGCCGAGCGCGCGGCGGCTGCTCAGGAGATCTGACATGGACGGCCTCTTGTTCCTCTTCGTCGCCGGCGTCTTCGCCGGCCTCCTCGGCGCCGCTCTATGGTCCCGCGCGCGCCAGCGCGGGGCCGAGATCGACCGGGCGATCGAGGCCCTCGGAGAGGCGCGGCGCCGCTCCCTCGATGCCCGTCTAGACGCGGGCCGATGATCGCCCTGGCGCCCGGCCGCTGACGATTCCGCACGGGTCCCGGGCCGGTGCGTCCGGCCCCCGGGTCCCATCTCTGGATGCGTCATGCGCCGCCGAGGATTCGCCGCCCTTGCTTTTTCGCTGCGCGCCGCGCGCCGCGCGCTACTGCGCCAGCCCGTTGCCCTGCTCCTGCCGGCCGGCCTGGCGTCGGGGGCGGGGGCCGCACGGAGCGCCGGCGCGGCCCTGGGCGCCGGCGCGCTGGCGCTGCTGGCCGCGGCGCTGGCGGTCGTGCTGTCCGAGGAGAGGCGGCGTCTGCCGCCGCCCGCCGAGACGCCGCCAGACGACGCCAGCGACCGGCGCTAGGCCCCATCTCCGGGCCATGCGCCTCCTTGCCCTTGCCGCCCTCTTCCTCGCCGCCGGCTTCTTCCTTGACCTGCCGTTGCTGGCCTGGGCCGCGCTCCTGATCGCGACCCTGGGGCTGGCCGCGTCCGCGGCGTTCGGGGGCTTCGTCCTCCTGGTCCTCGCAGCCCTCCTCTTCGCCGCCACCCGCCCCCCGGAGAACCGCCGATGATCGCCACTGCCCTCTCCGCCGTCGCCGGCTTCGCCTCGGGCGCCTGGCGCCGGCTCCTGCCCTGGATCGCCGCCGCGGCGGTCCTCCTCGGCGTCGTCGCCCAGATCTTCCGCTCCGGGCGCCGGGCGGGCGCGGATGCCGTCCGCGCCGACGTCGCGCGCCGCGACGCCGCCGCCGCCGAGCGCGCCCGCGCCGCCGGCCAGTCCATGACCCAGGCCCAGGTCGAGGCGCGCCCCTCGACGACCGCCGCGACCGTCGCCCGGCTCCGCGACCGCCAGGAGATCTGACATGCCCCGCTCCCGCCTCCTCCGCGCCCTCCTCGCCGGCGGCGCTGCCGCCGCCCTGGCGCTGGCCCTGACCGGCTGCGCGTCGTCTCTCCCGCCAGCGCCGCCCGCCGTCGTGTGCCCCGCGCTGCCGCCGCTCGACCGCGCGCTGCGGGACCGCGCCGCCGACGAGCTCGAGCGCCTCGGAGAGGGCGCCGCGCTGGGAGTCCTGACCGCCGACTACATCGCCCTACGCGCCGCCGTCCGGGCGTGCCAGTCCGCGGCCGCGGCCCGGTGAGCGCCCACGAGCGCCTGGCCTACGCCTCCGCGTGCCGGGGCGTCCTCGCCGAGATTCCAGGCCTCCTCCGCGCCATCGAGGAGGAAGGGGCGCTGATAGGTGAGGTGATGGAGACGACTGCCGCGGTGACGCTAATGTCCGCCCGTCCGGCCCTGCGGGCGCTGGCGTCTCACCTGCACGAGCGGGCCCGGCGCGGCGACTGCCCGCCGCTGCGGACGCTGCACTGGCTCCGCCCCGCCAGCGGCGTCTTCTTGGTCCTCCGGGGCGGGGGAGCCCGCGCGGTCGAGATCTGCCTAGCGGACCTGCGCTGACCCCGGCATTCTGCCCCTGCATGGACAAGGCCCGCTGCCTCGACGATCTGCGCGTCGCCGTCGCCCTCCTGGGCGACGACCCCGCCGCCGCGGCCGCGGCGCGGGATCGGCTCTGGGGCGCCCTGGCGGACCACGCCGAGCGCGGCGACTACGACATCGCCGCGCGGCTTGCCGTGCTGGGCGCCAAGGCCGTCCTGACCAGCGCCCACGAGCGCCTCGAGGCGCTCCGGGAGATAGATGGCCTTCACGATCTCCTGGACGACCTCGACATGCTCGACCTCTGGACGCGCCCGTAGGGCCCCATCTCCGGCGCGGGAGGGGTCCCGTATAGTTCGGACATAGACCAGACCGCCATATGACCGTCATAGGACGTCATATGACGGCCCCGCGGGCCCCCTCCTCGACGACCGAGGAGAACACCGCCGTGCCTGCCCAGTTCTTGCGAATCGAAACCTACGCCCTCCGCCCCGCCGGCGGCCGGTGGAGCGTCGCCCAGGTCCTGAACGAGGCCTACCGGATCGCGGGGGACTGCCCCCACGTCGCGGCCCCCGACGCCCGGGTCCTGGAGGGCCCGGCGTCCCCCGGACCCATCCTGGCGGCCTGCGAAGAGGTGGCGGGCCGGGCGCGGGACGCGCGCGGGCGCCGCGCCCGCGGCTCGACGCCCATCCTCCTGTCCGCCGTGGCGTCCTACCCCGACGCCCTCTCCGGCGCCGACGAGGAGGCACGCGGGCGGATGGCGCTCTGGCGGGATCGGGTCGTCCAGACCTGGCGGGAGTGGTGGGGCCGCCAGATGGTGGCGGTGGTCGAGCACTGGGACGAGGCCCGCTACCACCTACACGGCCTGGTCGTGGCGCCCCTGCGGGCGGGGCGCGTGGCGATGGCCGAGATCTTCCCCGCCGTCGCGGCCCGCCAGACGGCCCGGGAAACTGGCCAGTCCAAGCGCCTCCAGGACCGGGCTTACAAGACGGGCCTCCGGGCCCTCCAGGACGCCTTCCACGCGGCCGTCTCGGCTCACGTCGGCCATGCCCGCCTGGGCCCCCAGCGCCAGCGCCTGACCCGCCAGGAGTGGCGCGCCCGGCGCGCCGAGGAGGAGCGTCTGGCAGCCCGTGCGCGGTGCCTGGACGAGCGGGAGCGGGCCATGCGGGAGATGGACGCCTACGCCGCCCTTGCCGCCGCCGAAGGCGCCCGCCGCCGCGCGGAAGACGCCGAGGAACGAGCCCGCCGTGCCGAGGAACGAGCGGCCGCCGCCGAGGCCGAGGCGGCCCGGGGACGAGAGGCCCTGGCCCTCCTCGAGCGCGCGCGGCGCGCCGCGGACGAGATCGAGGCCCTGGGCGGCTGGCGAGCGTCCCGGACCCCCGCCGAGCGCGAGGCGCGCGTCATCGACCGGCTGCGGGCGCTGTCCGCCGCCCGCTAAGTCATTGATTTATGGGATTATATCGCATTCGGTGCTCTAGTAGCGTCAATCTCCAAGCGAAACGGCCTGGGCGGGCGGCCGGCGGGCGCTACCTCCCTGTCACCGGGGCACACCACCCCGGACCGCCGGAATAGGTCCGGCGGACAGACTCAAGGAGGCCGACATGGCCAAGACCGCCACTCCCCGCCCCATCCTCGACGCCGGCATGCCCGCCCAGCGCTGGCGCATCGTCGCCTCCGGCCAGGAGATCGAGACCGGCTGGCGGAACCACGGCTACTCCCGGCACAACCGGGCTGCGAACCGCTACGCCGCGCTGGCGATGTATCGTCGGCGCGAGCTGGACGCCGCGATCCGCGCCGACATCGCCGCCTTCGACGCCGGAGCCTGCGCGGCGGCCCTCGAGATCGTCAAGCCCGGGAACCCCTGGCGCCCGGTCGTCGAGAAGCGCGCCGCCGAGGTGATGTCCGCCCACCTCCGCCTCGCCCTGGCCGCCCGCGAGGCCTGCACCCTCGCCCAGGCCGCCTGACCCACCCGCCCGCCCCTCCGGGGGCGGGCTCTACCCCATCCCAACCGACCCAGGAGACCCATCCCGTGCTGCAGTCCTTCGTCCGCTCCCAACCCTTCCCGATCGCCGCCGGCCTCGCCGAGGCCGCGGACCCGATCCACTCCCTCGCCCTCCGCGCCGCCCTGGCGGCGACCGGCGCTCCCGAGCACCGGGGACGCCTGGACGAGGGGCGCCCCTGCTACCCCTTCGACCGCGAGTCGATCATGGCCCGGATCGACCGCGCGCTCTGCGTCGGCGTCCGACGCGCTGCCGACGGCGCCCGCCGGACCGCCCACCGCTTCGGCGAGGAGGTGGCCCGTGGGACCGCCACCCCCTACCGCGTCGAGCTCTACACCCGCGCCATCGGACTCTGGACGCGGATCGCCGAGCGCCGCCGCGCCCGCCTCGAGCGCCACCGTGCGGTCTGGCTGGGCCTGCGCATCACCCCGGCGGGCATCCTGGCCCTGGCCGAGATCGAGCGCCGCCAGCGCCCGCGGGAGACGTGGCTGGATTGGTCCTGGACCGTCCTGGCCGATCGCCGCTGACCCGGCGCCTCCCGCGCTGCCGGCCCCGGGGCCCCTGGTGGGGTGGCCGGGGTTCGGTGGTGACGGGGCGGCGAGGGGCCGCCCCCAACACCGGGAGGGATACCCCCATGCACCCCAAGACTCCGACCATCCTCCTCGAAGACCTTCTCGCCGGCCAGCGCCTCGCCGGCGGCGACTGGCAGCCCGCGGCGATGTGCGCCCGCGTCGCTGTCGCCGAGCGCGACGCCCGCGCGCTGCGCGCGGCACTGGACGCCGACGCTGGCCTGGGCGTCCTCGGTGCCGCGATCCAGGGCATGACGGCCCCGTCCTGGCCCCTGCGCGCCGTCTCTGCCCTCGCCCGGGGCCTGGGGACCCCGGCGGGCGACACGGCGGCCTGGCGCCTCGAGGCCGAGGCGGACATGCGCGGCGAGGCGCCGCTGGGCCCCCGCGCCGCCCGGCTGGCCCAGGCAATGGCCCTGGCGGGGGACGGTCGTCGGGCCGTCGCCCAGGCGGCCCAGGCCGACCGCGTGGCCGCCGCCGTGGCGTCGCCCCGGGGCCAGGCCTACGACGGCGCCTTCGACGCCTTCCACGCGGAGGCGCCAGCGCGGGGGACGGTCGTCCCGTTCCCCGCCGCCCGGACCCAGGTCCGGTGCTCCACTCACGCCGAGGAGCGCTGACCCATGACCGCCGTCCCCACCGCCGCCGACCTCCTCCAGATCCTGCGGGCGTCCCCGGACGTCCGCGCCGCCGCTGCGGCGCTTCTCGGCCTGGCGCCTGCGCCGATCCCCGCTGTCCCGGAGGCGCCCGACGTTCGCCGGGCGCGGATCGCCCTCCAGCGCGCGCTGAAGGGCGCGCTGCCCGAGGCCCACCTGGATGGCGTGGGGTGCGCTTCTGGTGCCTGGCGCCTGGGCCTGGCCGTCCGCGTCCCGAAGGGGACGCCCGGCGCGTGCGGCTCCTACCTGCGGCCGACCTTCGAGGTCTCCGCGCTGGTCGAGGAGGCCCGCTGA